TGGATTGCTGGTTTCGCCGGCTGGCTTCTTGATGCTGTCGTCAGTCTTGACAATGGCCTGACCACTGTGAGGATCAATCTCAGTGTAGGTTGCCTTTTGACTGTCGCCCTGCATGTGCGAGTTCATGCCTTCGCCATCGTCGCTCTTGCCAGCTGCGGCTTCATTAAGCGCCTTGGCTTTCTTTTGCTCCATCAGCTCGCGGATTTTGGTTTCTAGTGACATTAGTATCTCCTAAAACGGGTTCGTATTATTTATAAAAAAACTTAATTCGATAGACGGCGCATGAACTCATTGAATACACGCATCTGAGTTTCCTGCAAATCAGCTGATCGAGTCTGGGTAATGATGCGACGCGCCTGTTCAGATTCGCGTTCCATCCAACGTCCCTCAACCATCATCCATTCTTTGCCTTCCATGATGCCACGAACAAAGGCATCAGGAGCACTGGGATCAGCTACGATGTCGCCAGCGGTTGCCAAATAAAAATCGTCTTGAACTTCGTTGACACCTTCTTTGTTCATCTTCAGGCTACCCATGCCACGGCTTGATACACCTAGCTGTGCGCCCTCGTCGATCAAATTCTTTACAATGCGTCCCATGGGAGTCTCGGTCATGATCTTGGCACGGCCAATGTAGTTGTTGCCGTCTTCCTTGAGACTGGTGATCATGTGACTAACACGGTCCAGGTTGATGCCAGGACCATCGGGATGTCCAAGCTCACCAAAGGCACGCTTGGTTTCTACATATTCTTTGATGTAGCGATTTACTTCACGCTCCATAACTGGCTTTGAGTAAATGCGTCCATTTCTATTGGCTATTTCAGTCTGCAGGAACGGACCTTCGATGAAGTAACTTTTGCCACCATCTTCTTTTTTCTCTGTGAGGTAACGAACCTCTTGTACTGTCTCTGTAATGAGTTTCATATTATACTCCAACGTTGGTCTGTGTGCTGCTGAAACCATCGCCCTTGCGCAGATCCAGTATCAACATGCCTGGCACATTGAAGGTAACATCGATGCTGCTGGTGCGTCCGATGTCCAGTGCTGGTATTTGATTGGCGCTGGGAAAATCGCTGGCGCCATGCATGTCCAGCACCACTGTGCCTGAACTGCCGCGCTTGACGGTTACTCCGCTGACTGCGTCCACTACATTGCAGTAGGCTGCGGCAATGCTTACATTGAGCGCACCGCTGGAGGTTTCTCTACCATCTCGTAAAAAATCTGTGAGAGCAACGCTGGTGGTGTCAGCCGCGGCCGACGCCACCAGATGCAGTATGGCCCGCATGTGGTCATTTTTAATTAGTGTCTTGGTTATGGCCATGTTATTCCTCGTCTACTAGAAGGTGATCAAAGCTTTCATTGGCCTTGATCTTTTTGGCAATCTCATGCCCCTTCATGATTACTTTCTTGGGCAGGTCCTGAGCAGGGCCAGGGCCATAGCCGTATTTTTTCTTGGCTGCAGCCATGCCTATGGCGTATTCGTTGTACTTGGCAGCTTCACGAATCTGCTTGAACGCTGACATTGTGTGCTCCTATTTGTTGTGCAATTTCCATCTTACGCTGATCCAAGGCATCGGTCAACTTCATGCTGATCAGATCAGAAAAATTCTGCTGTGCTTCGGCATTGCTGTCGGTGTGAATATTGTCCAGCATGTCGCGAATCAATTCTGAGTGGTTCATAGTTTAACCTTTCTAAGTTCCATGATGTTATTTATAGCGGCTGGAACCATTTCAACTACTGGGTTCTCGGGGTTATAGGGCGCGGGCTGCTGCGTTGATACTTCCCGACTCATGGCAGCTGCCTGTTCGGCGCCAGGCCCGGCCTGCTGTGCAGCCATTTGTTGCTGCAGATCAGTATCATTGGCAATGTCGGCCTTCATGTCTTCGACTTCTTCGTCGGTCATGTGCAGAATCTTGTCATAGACATATTCGCGACTAAAGTATGTGCCAACATAGTTGTTGATGCTGTTCAACAGATCCAGGCGGTTGCGCATAATCTCGCTTTCCTTGGCCTCGGCTATGTAGGCGTCCTGGGTAAACTCATAGTAAATATCTTCTCTGATCTTGTCCCATTCGTCGGCCTTCATGATGCCTTTCAGCACCAGCTGAGTCTTCAGCAGGTCGTCGAACAGTTCGGTAAACTTTTTACGAACACGACTAATAAACTTGGCAAACTTTAATTCGTCTCGGGTAATCTCGGCCTGGCGACCAAAGTTCATGCCTGTCTCGGGCTTCATGCGGCTCAGTGGCACGTTCAACGATTGATATAGTTTGTTCTGGAAGTAATTGATGTCGTTGATCTCGCCCAGATTCTGTCCGCCATCCAGCGTGGTGATTTCCGTGCCTTTGCCGCCTTCGCGACGTGGCATCCAGAAGTCTTCCAACATGCTCATGGTCTTCTTTTCATCGCGAATCTCACCAGTGCTGGCATCATAGGTAACCTTGTTGCGATACTGGTTCATGATTGACTTGACATACTGCTCGGCCTTGGCCTTGGGCAGGTTACCAACGTCGATGTAGAAAATTCTGCGTTCTGGTGCACGTGTCATGCGGTAGATCACCAGACTGTCTTCCACCATGCGCAGCTGATTCACAGTCTTAATGGCTTTATTCAGATGACTCAGCACCATGTTGCGATCCAGATCCAGCAATCCGCTGGTGCAATAGGTGATGCTGTCGGGTGCAATTCTCAGACCCTGTGACGCATTGGCTGTGCTGGGCACGGTGGCAATCAATCCCTTTTCGTTGTAGATAAAAAATTCTTCTACACCGGTGATGAATTCCACGCCCGTGGCCTGGTCTTTTTTCTTTTCTACCTTGCGTACTTTTTTGATCTTACGGGGATCAATGTAGCGAAGTTCTTGTATACCCTGCTTGGGGTTGCTGGTATTGACAATCTTGTGATAATAGATGCGGCCGTCGATGTACCAGCGCTTAAAAATATCATGAGCCTTGCTGTTAAAATCCAGCAGGTTAAGTATGGTGTCGAATTCTTCTTCGATTAAATTCTTGACACTCTTGCTAAGTTCCACTTTTTCCAGATCCAGCTTGACCACGGCTTCATCGTCTTGCGCTGCCACGGCTTCGTTGACAATGTCTTCTATGGCACTGTCACAGTCTGGATAGTTGGATGCATCGCGATATCTGCTGATTAAATCATTTTCAGACTTGGCAATGACGTCAATGTCAATGTAGGTGTTGTAGAACCCGCTGACGTTGACGGTGGTGGCACCGTCGTCATCAGTAGGAGGCACGAAGCTCTGTTTAGGAGCCTCGGCCTGCTTTTTCTGAATAGTGTAACCAAATAATGTAAGATCGGCCATGCCTGATTCCTATCAAAAATTAAATGCCTAAAAGACCGCGACCTGCTCCAATGGTGTTGTTTACAATACTGCCAACGCTCAGCGCTCCACTCAATGCTGTGGTAAAGTGCTGGAACTGGAATGTGCAGGTATAGGTTTCAATGGTGTCATTGTCGCCATAACTCAGTGCAATTTCACTGAGATCCACAGGGAAGGCGCTGGCCAGGGTGTAGATCTTCAGCGGATTATTGTTGCGATCCAGCTGTGTTACTGACAAGTTAACCTGATATTCGCGTGGATTGGTGATACCATTGTTGTTTACCAGGCCATTCATGCCATTCATCCAGGCTTCTAAACTGTTGCGAATATTGAAGCTGACATCGTTCATGATGGTTACTGACCAGGGAGCAAAGGTACGCTCGCCGGCAAATTTAACCTCACGACCACGATACTGCACAATGGTGGGATTGACTACGCTGCCCGGCAGACTTGTAGCACTGCATAGAAACGCTGCCTGGGGTGTGGCTGCTCCGCCGGTGGGTACATAATTAGGAAAGTTTAATGCTACAAAAAACTGGTTGGCGCGTGCACCGCCGCCAACCATTGCGGCTTTAAACTGATCAACGTTAAAAATTGATCTTTCTGCCATTTTTTATTCTCCTGTTAAAAACCTATTAAGCACCAACTTCTTCAAAACTCACACCACTGCGTGTTGCTATGAAGTTCAGAGTGATGAAGTTGATGGACTTGTTGGGCTTGATGTAAATGTCGGCTATGAACTCGTTGCGGTCAATGACTTCGCCAGTGTTGTTGGTCTCATCACAGACAACACGGAAGTCAGTGATGCCACGACGGCCCTGTACGTCACGCAGGAAGGGCTCAACCAGGCTCACAAACTGTGCACGGGTAAATCCATCGTTGAACTCAAACAGCTGGAACTTGGCTGCTGTGGCAATGGCTTTTTCCAGAACAATGAACAGACGGCGTACATTGATGCGGTCAAAAGCGCTGGGCTTCTGTGTGCAGGTCTTGTCGCCGAACAGCACAGTACCCAGACCAGGTTGTGTAACAACTGGATTGATCTGATTGCGATACAGGTTGTCACGATCGGTCTTGTTGGGACTGAAGTTTAATTTAACCAAATTCTTGACCTGACCGCGTGTATAACCGCCGGGGCTGTACCAGGGTTCGGTGGTTTCATCGGTGCGCACACAAATACCAGCAGTATCGCCGCACATGGGTACATAGCGGTACACATCGTTGTAGCGATCATACTGATATTTCCAACCACTGTCCATGACAGCAAATGTCGAGTCTTTGTTGAAGTTTGTAATGCGATCATTGACAATTGCGGTGGCTGTCAGCAGACTGGCTGAAGTTGGGCTTACAAATACCAGGCAATCGCGACGAACTTCGGCTACGTTGTCTACAACAAAACGAGCAGTGTTGTTGTCGGCGCTGACACCAACAACTGGAATCAGACTAACATCAAACAGTTCGCCGTTGGCAAGTTTGACATACTGTGTCTGCAGTAATCCATCGGTAGGCGTAACATCTTCACCGCCGCTGAAACTGCGAGTCTGAACCTGGCTCATGACATTGAAGCCGGTGCCGTCGGTGGGTACTGCGCTTTCCCAGGTTACGGATTGTGCTGAGCTGCTGGTGGTCAATGCAGTCTTGCTGCCATAACGCAACCAGGCACTGTTTTGATTGATGTAGGTTTTGTAGAACAAACTGGTGCCGTCGGTTGAACGTGCATCGCTGCCCTTGCTCAGACCCTGATGATTTTCTAGAATTGTACCTGCAACACCAGTAATGCCACCGTCTTCGTCTACAACCACGACATGAATTTCATCATAGATGATGGTGCCACTGGTAGTAGCAGCTTTTTCTATGGCATATCGTGTAGTGCTGGGACGGCTTTCTACGGGTGCAGGACGAGTCAGACCCGGTGCCTGAATTGTAGCACCAGTAGTGAATATTGTGGATGTGCTGCTTAAATTAGAACTGAACTGATAACTGTTGTAGTCACAGACGCTGACCTTAAGATTGTTACCCAGTATGCCAGGATAACGAGCTACGTATTCAGTACCACTCATGGAAGGCGCAGTATAACCTGCAACACCGTCATAGTTGTCATCATTTTTAACTAATACAGATGTGCCCTGAGCCACGCTGTTGCGAGAAGCACTGTCAGCTATTCGATTTACCTGCAGGTTGTTGCCGTAGCTTAGGAAGTTGGCAGCAGTAAACCAGTATTTAAAAGTGTTAGTATCGGGCTTGCCAAAGATTTCATACAGTGTTTTTTCACTGTCAATGGTGACAAATTCTTCGGCTGGGCCCCAGTTAAAGTGTCCTACAAAGGCGCCCGCAGTAGTGGCAACCTGTGGAACAAATAGGCTAACGTCGCGCTCTTGGACTAGTACGTTAGGCGAAACTTGAAAAGGCATGGTAATCTCCTTGTATAAACCTTCAACGTTGAACCAGGAATTTCGGGATCATCTTTATTTATATGTTCCCTAATTTAGAGCCAGTTTGTTGAAGATTTTTGAACAGTCCAGAGATCTCCGGCTTCCATGAACTGTTCGGGTTTTTCAGCCTCACGCCCATCGTCGATAAAACCAAATGGTGTGAGTTCGTCTTCTATCTGTCGAATCTGATTTTCAAACATGTTTTCGCGAATATTCAGATTGGTCATGTCGCGAAAGTATGGGTTGGTGGTCAGCCAACCAAACAGCACCAGGGGCATCACCAGATCATCGTGGTAACCTTCGTCGGCAGCATAGCTGTCCTTGACTTCCACAAAGGTTGAGAATTCCGAAATGATGTCACGATCCCAGACCAGCAGTCGTTGCCCTTCCACCAGAGTCTTGAGCTGGCTGCAGCCTATGCGTTTGACCTTTTTGTCGGTGCGCACGCCGGGCTGAACTGTGCGGCCTGCAAAGCCACCACTGACAACCTGTCCCTTGGTGCCATCGCGATTACACCACAGCAGATTTTCATACTCCATTTCGTGGTATAAAATGTCGGCTATCTGCTGACCATTGTCATTGATTTCCACCAGAACATAGGCATTGTTGTAGTTACGCGCTACTGTATGTATGATGCTGGGATACAGCATGGGCGCAATCTTGTTGTCACGATACTTGGCCACTACTGTGTAGGGAGCCGAAGTAATGTCTATGACTACAAAGGCGCTGTAGTCTCCGCCCACGCCACGGCTGGTGTCCACCACCACGCAGTAGTTGCCCGCAGGTGTAATAACCTTGCCCGCGGCATCGACTTCTTGACGCACAGGCTCGGCATAGACATCCAGATTGCCCGAGGTATAGATGGGTTTCTTGGGGCTCATGCGACCCAGTGTGTCGGCATCCAGCAGGGTATAGCTGGAGCCTAGGAAGTTGCACAGCACCTCCTGAGTAAATTTAACTTCGCCCAGCACGCCTTTTTGTTCGTTGGCCCAGCGTTCATCGCGGCCAGGTATGGAAGTATAGGGTATGAACAGACGCACAAAATCGTTGAGTCCCTGCTCGGCATCGTTCCAGAACTTCCAGAAGTGATTGTAGCCCAGGGGTGTTGAACTCATCAGCACCTTGGTGGTCTCACCGGCCATGATGGTTGGATAGGTGGCTGTGAAGAACTCTTCGGCTATGTTGTTGGGTATGATGGCGGCTTCGTCGATGTACAACCAGTTCACGGACTTACCGCGGATACCCGATGCCGCTGTGGCCGCAGTAAATACCTTTGAACCGTTCTCCAATTCTATGCTGCCCTTGTTCCATTCCTTCACACCCTGTTGTAACCACAGAGGCAGATTTTCATACATGGCCTGATAACGGCTCATGACTTCACGAGCCGCTGCAGCCTTGTTGGCTAGTATGGCTACGGTCTTGTTGTCCTGGAATAAGGTGTACCACAGAATGCAGGCCGCCGACGTAATGGTCTTGCCCTGCTGACGTCCTTCCATCAATATAACCTTGCGGTTGTTCAATATGACGTTGACTTTTTCTTTTTGACATTCATAGAGCTTGAAGGGCACTAGGCCTCGATCCAGGCTCACAATCTTGCAGTAGCTCTCTATGAAGTATATGGGATCGTCGATGCAGTGCGCAATTTCTTCGATGTGCCAGGGTTCAAAGTCAAAGGCAAATCCAATCTGCTTTAGATTGCTGTTGCCGTTGTAGCTAGGACGATTTCTGCGAATCAGCATCGATTATATTTTCATTCTTGGCTCTCAGCGCCTTGAGCAATTCATTGGTGGAACCCGCAAACACTATGTTGTTCTGTGTGCCAATCTGCTGTGGTTTATTTTCTTCGGGGTCCTGCAGATCCCTGCGCGCCTTCTGCAGTGCCAGCAGATCCTTGGCAGTCTCGGCCACGGTCTTGATGAGCTGCCCAGTTACTTCATAGGCACGAGGATGGTCGCTCTGTCGGGCTACATCCATCATGCCATCCAGCGCAGCCTCGCCCTTGGTGATGAGATTGCGCAGGGTATTGCGTGCCTGGTCAAAGTCGTCTTCAACCTTGGTGGCCACCGGCAGGCCTGCATCAATGTTAACAGGCAGAGTTGATGCCGGTGTGTTAAATTTGCTGTCCAAAGCAGCAAATACGTTTTTATCTTGCAATTGTAAAGCTCCGAACATCGAAACCCAAGGCTGTGGGCGTCTGCAGTGAGGTGTTGCCAGCTGCCTGATTGACCACCACATACCGCAGATTGGTGCCCGAAGTGCTGTCCCACACTGCGGTGCCTGCCACCTGTGCATCGGAAATTATATCATTGCCTGGTGATATAGACAAAATTCGTGCATGCACCGAAGTTACGTTGGCTACATTTTCTCTGATGATCTGTGTAGGTGGTGTCTGACCTGCGGCATCTACGGCATAGGTAAATGCGGCAGAACTGGCCCAGGGCTCACCAAAGAAGGCCACATGATTGGTTACTACGGTTGAAATATGCACAACATTGATGTCGGCAGTGATGCCCGGCATGGGTGGAATCCAGCGCACCAGTACTGAACTAAACAATGCCACACTGGCAGTAGTAGCAGTGGAACTGCTGATCAATCCTCGAATAGGTGGAAATGGCAACGTGGTTTGGGTGGTTACTACAAAACTCGTAGTGCTGCCTGCAGACCCTGCAGTAGTGGGTCCAATGAATGCCGCAGAACTGCTGTAGTTAAATGCCATGCCAGGATGTGCATAGGAAAATTTTAAATTTCCTCCGGCATCAGCCATGGTGACGAACGGCATGGGATCAATGTTGCCAAAACTTGTTCTCAGGCAGCCCAATCGTCGCACCACTTCATAGGCACTGCCGCCGCTGGCAGCGTTTAATTTTGCCTGAGTTGTTGTATAACTGGCACTGTTGGACACCACAAAATCTGGCGCACCCGTAGTACCTTCACAGATTAGAAACACATAGTACCAGGTAGCGGCAACTATGGTGTCCAGGCAGGCCTGAGTATTGTTGAATGCCCAGGCAGCAGTATTATCAAAAATACGCACCAGTTCACTGCTTACTGCGACAAAGGCCGATACATCGTTGCTGTTGATCACAGTAGCGCCTGTGGTGCTAAAACTATAGTGTGCTGCAGATCCAGGTTGTACTACAAGTGCATCGCTGGCACCGCGAAAATTGTAGCTTAGTCCGTTGATCCAGCCACGCACATAGTTCATGTTCATGTAGAGTTCGCGATTAGTGGCCAGGCTTCCGCCGCCGGCCAGAGCCTGTGCACCAGTTATGGTGCTGGTGCCATAGGCAAACTCACGTCTGGATATGGCTTCTTGTACAAACCCGCTGTGTACTACTGCACCACTGCTGTCCGATGGTGGTTTGTAGTTTGTGCTGTTGATGAGGGGCGTCTGATACAGAATTATGCCCGACGAACCTGAACTCAGCAACAGACTGCTTACCGTATCATCTTCGTTGGCCTGACGACAAATTGTCAGTCCCTCTACACCAGCAACAGTTACTCCGCGGGTGCTGATGGCCAGGCTAGTAGCACCAGGATTGCCCATGCCTATGAGCCAGGTACCCCGTGTATTGGCCGTTGATCCTGTGGTAGACGCATAGAAATTCCAGAGCCGACGTCCATTGATCGACAATTCCAAGGCATTGGGCGTGCCTGTATATTCTTCGTCGGTGCCGGCCTTGCCGGTGTTGTTGGTTAAAATCAGCACTGAACTACCATTGCCAGCCAGTGTTTTCAACATGGTGCTGGAACTGGGAATAAATTTGGCGTTGAATGGACTCCAGCCCAACACATCGCCGGTGACTGGCGAACCAATAAAGCCTGACGATCCAACATCGATGCGCAGAGCATTGGTAGCCCCTCCGGCCAGCTGTGTGTAAATCTCAGTGAAATTAGAATTGATCTTGGCACCGCCTGCGTACAGACTGTCGCCGTCGTTGTTGTTGGGTGTACCAAGATTAATTAATTGTAATGACATGGGTGTGTCCTATTTAATAAGTGCTTTCGTCGGTGGTGCCAATAAAGTCAAAGTCATCGGATGGCAACGCGTCCACAGGGTCTGTGGTTTCGGTATATTTAGCCAATTGTTGCTCCAGGTTGGGATCATTGAAGATGTTGGCCACGGCGCTGCGAATTATGGTCTGACGCTCTATGGGTCCGTAGTAGTAGAGCTTCAAAGTAAAAGTATAGGTCCAGAGTATTACCCGACGATTCTGTATTTCTCCTTCGAAGTCGTCTTGAAAACTTACACTGTTTAAAATGATGGGCAGATCATGTTTGATGTTTAACTCAGGTATGTAGTTTACTGTGACATTGAAATCAGGATTGAACGCAGGCGCAATCTGTTCAAAAATCTGCAGCCCATCGTCTTGATTTTTAGCATAGGCATAGAGATTCACAGTCAGGTTATAGGGCGTGGGTCCGTAGACTCGCTTGGCCTGAGTTTGACTTACTGTGGCACTGGTGGGATTCATGTTGTTGATTTTACGAGCGCCATCGTATTCAAAGGCTATGACTTCAAAGCTGAGTCTGGGCAGCTGCACCTGTTGACGTGCAATGTCGGCATCGGGCAACTGTGCTATGCGAGTCAGCATTTTGTTCTTGGGTGCATAGGCCAAGGGTACACGCAGACTCTGCACCACGTTGCCGCTGGCATCTCGGCGTCGTATCTGCAGATTGTTGAACATTACGCCAAAGGCTATGATGGCTTTGCGTGTTATGCTGTGATAGAATACTTTGTTTTCAAACATTATCGTGTGGCCACTTCACCAAAAGGGTTGATGGTTGAGAAGTCCAGTATGTCCAGAGCTTCGGCATTGAAGTCCAGATTGTCGCTGAGTGCATCCTGGCCTTTGACGGTATAACCTTCGAACAACAGTTGACCAGCATCAGCATCCAGCCAGGCCGGTGTATCCAACAGCAGACGATCTCCAGTTTCTAACACCAATCCATAGAGATCGGTGTCCTGGCTCAGCTGATCTTCTATGCTGTCGACTTCGGCTATGCCGGTATCGAAACGCTCTGAGCTGTACTGATAGAGTTCACAGTAGAGTTTGTAGACATAGAGCTTGCCCAGCTGGTAAAATGGGTCCTTGGTTTCTACCTTTTTAATTTCAAAATAACTGCGGGTCAAGGGCAGATAAATTAAATCACCTTCGGCTGGACGATTAGGCAGGGGTATCAGACTGCCGCGGCCCTTGCCAACAACATCGTCCCAGCGACCGCGCACCAGCACAAAGGTAGCGGTTTCACGCAGCTCGATGCCAAATTTACTCATGAGCTCGCCTTCGCCGCCGAAACCGTCGACATTCTCCAGATACATTTCCAGGGGCAAGGCATTGTCAAACTTGCTCAGAGCATCATCGGCAAAGAAGGTATCTTCATTGACTTCGGTGCGGGGCAGGTAGTAGACATCAAAACCATAGATCTTGATGCTTTCTGTGATTAAATTTTCTATGAGGCGTTGTTCGCTGGTACGGCCTCCAGGCACACCACTCTGAAAATAGAAGTTGGTGGCCATGTATTATCCCATCATGAAGTTTGGAGGCTCGACATAGCTGCTCTGCATTTCTACTTCCAAGGTCTGAATTTCAGCCATGGCTTCGTCATAGATCTTCTGACCGTTCAAGGTCACACCGCCGGGCATCTGTATGCCTTCGAACTTTTTAAGGTTGGCGCCCCATTGACGTTTGATCAGCGCTGTGGCATAGCGTTTTAAGAAACGATCATTGTAGACGTCGGTATAGGTGTTGGGATCCAGTATCTTGTAGGCTTCCACAATGATGTACTCACCTTCGGTGATGTCCGTGGTCCAGCCCATGTCAATGTAGAGTCGATTCATGTGACGCTGGAAACGGAAACTCTTGCTACCCACCAGCAGCTGATCAATCAACGCTAGTTGTTGTTTGACCTGCTCATAGTAGATGATCGACGTGTTCAACAAATCAAACATATCGTTGAGACGCAGCTGATAGCGTATGTCCCACATGTAGGCCTGGCCAGTGTTGATGGCACTGAAGGGCAGGATGCGCACTACGCCTATGATGCTATCGTCTAGATCAATGTAGGCATTGGTCTGATTGCTGCTGGTAACCAGATGTTTCAGGTATACCCGCTCCACGGCATCATAGTGGTAATCCTGATAGAACTGAAATGCTTCGTCGATGCGATCCGAAACTTGATCGTCATCGACGTTGATTTCCACCACAGGATGACCGAGCTCACGCAAGCAATAGTCAATAAGTCCTTGTCTGCTAGATACTGCCATGTCTGCTCCTTAGGCCTGTGCTTCGGTCCAGCTTAGACGCATGTTGGTGACAACAGCTGGACCAGCGTTGGCATTTCGCAACACAATGGTCAGCATGTCTGGTCCATTGGGAAATCCCGGTGTCTTGGCACTACCATCGCCACTGACGATGCTGGCACCCAGATCGCGAACGTTGCTAATGTCATAGGTGTCACCACCGGAACCAGTAACGAAACCAAAAATTTGTTCACCGCCAGTCACAGTTGTTGTGTTACCAGTATGATCAATGATCTGTGCCAGGCTGCCTGCACCAATCTGAGTAACAATGCTGGTATAACTCCAGCTAGCTGGGAACACTGGCGCAGTGCTTCCACCAAACGAACTTGGATTAAGAATACCCAGAACCTGCACCGATGTATTGCACACCAGGCCCATGCTGCGCATCTGTAGCTGCATGCGGTTAATTACTTCTTTGGTACCAAAAGCACCGGCGATACTGTTGTCCACGCTGGGTGCGAGACGTATGCTCAGTACGGCAACGCTGGTGTTGGCAGCAATGGTGGTCAAGGATGTCAGACGTGCATAGGCAAATACAATGCTGCGGTCATCGTCATAACCACCATCCATGATCACGCTGGTACCCCAGTGTTGTATGGTGGGCGCACAGTTACAGTCAATGTAGGTTATGCTGCACTGAGAACTAGTACCAAGCACACCACCATCAAATTCTGTAGGAATAAAAGTTAAATTACTGGTACTACCACCTGCAGCTCGGCGATCCAGACCTATGAGATTCCAGGTTCCAGTAATGCTGGAGTTCTGTGCCTTGCTGCCGTAGCTCATGACTTCAACATTGGCGCCCTGTTGAACTAAAATTTTACCGCTAGCGGGCCAATATTCAGCATCTTCAATCACCATGGTGGTGTCGCTGCTAAGTAAGTTTTGCCCTGCGGTGGCCGTGCTGCCCGACACCAATTTAGAGTATGGTCCCAGATTGCTGACTTCATAGCGCGCCGGCAGGTTACCGCTGCGCATATAGGCCTGATTGTTTACATTGTTGTTGGCTATCTTGTGTGCGTAAATAACATTGCCATTGGTCATTCGGAATCCAAAACGCACAAAACCCGCACCATACCAGGTATAGTCAATGTAGCACATCTGCATCTTGCCAATGTCTAGATTATAACCACTGGGCCCAGTGCCATCACAACGATCCAAGTTCCAGGAACTCTGTGGAATCTTGATGTCCTGCGTGACGTTGATTCTCAGACCACTGGCTGTGGCTGCACGATAGGCTGGGCTGACTTCCATGCTGGTGGCAGTATCAATGCTGACAACCTGATAACTTTGACCGCGAATTACAACGTAATCGCCAGCTGTTAATTGTTTGTGAAACTTGGTGTTGACACCAGTTATGGTGGTTGATCCGCTGGTGGCGGTTATAGTGCCCATGAGCTCTTTAATGCTGTGTCGGCGTACGGCAAACAGCGTAGCACCATCGTACTCATAGAAGAAACCATTCTGCGCGTCAAACATACCAGTACGGCTTACAGCGCCTTTCCAGTTTTTTATCACCAGCTGAGCATTGGTGCCCCCGGGACTGGTGTCAGTACTGCTGCCGGCAGCATTGTAGGTTATGACACGACCTGTGGTAAAACTTGCAACATTGGTCACAGTAAATGTGCCATTGTAGATGTCGGTGGCGCCACGATTTACTTCGACGTTTTCAACCACAATGCTGACTCCCGAGGTAATGCCAGGAAGCTGCTGCGCAGTAAGAGTAACCGAAGTGCCCACCGAGGTTATGGTGTTGATGTCAAAATGTGGAGTAAATTTAGTACCGGTGCTCATGGCCAGGCCCTTGCCTGACTGATAACGGAAATAACGTCGAGTCTGACGTATGGCCGTCACACCTTCTTGTATGTTTACTGTGCTGATCAGCACGCCACCGTCGCTGGGTCGATGTATGAAGTTTCCTTCGGGACGTGGCATGACGCTCAGATTGCCCGCAGTTGGCGAGGCGGTACCTGTCTGTATGTTGGTGGTTACATATCTGAACGATGTAGCCGAGGGCACGTCATACACACTCCAGTTTCCGTTGATGGTTACAGTGGTTGCTGAGTTGACCAAAATAGGCGCGCCAGGCATGAGTCCATGTTTGCCGGTGGTGTTTACTGTGATTACGCTGCCCGTGGTTACGGCATTGTTGGAGGTAGCATTGTCTGACACCACTGATGCTACAACAAACCGCATGGGCACGCCGCTGATATCATAGTTAAATCCGGCCTGCACAATCGTGGAACTTTGATATACACTGCCGTTGATCTGACCCTTGGCAATATAGCCAAAGGTTGTGGCCGTGGAACTCACTACAGCAAACACACCCTCGGCATCGCTGTTTGTAGTGTAGCTGACATTGACCAGATCGCCAGTAACAACTCCGTGACTGCCAACGGTGGTGACCGTCATGATGGAGCGTGGCGTCTGATTGCCACCGCTGATGCCACCGGTGGTTAGGTTCAGTGTACCTGCACCGGCTTTGTAGTAAAATGCCGGCATGTTCTGCAGCAGACTCAGGCTCTCCCATTTAATGGGCTGCAGTCCATATTCAAAGTCGGTGTCAATCAGGCTTTCTGGAGCCGACACACGAATCTTGTTGGTGGGATCGTTCACAGTTTCATCGAACTGAATTTGATCCGCTGGCACATCCTCCATGATCATTATGGGATCAGATGCGCTCATGCTGCCGGTGTTGTAGTTCAATACAAACTGCGTGCCTGTGGAACTATAAGGCACGGTATAGCTGGTCAGCGTCAGATCTGGATCACTAAAATTATAGAGTACAGTGTTGCTGGTGGTGTTTACAACCAGCAGCAGATGCTCCCTGGGAATGATACGATTGGGTATCGTAACAGTCTTGGTTGTTGGATTGAATGTATAATATTCACTTACTATGCGTTTCGCCATGAATCAATCTCCTAGGACTATGCTGTTGGCTGAAAATGGGTAGCGTTTGCGCTTCTGTCTTCTTACGGATCGATTATTTATCCGTATTTCTGCAGTCTGACGATTTTCAATGCCACGATAAAATATAATTCTGCTGCCCGCAACCTTGTAGGTATAGGTGGGTTCAGCTGTATAATCAACGATCCATGGCCCCAGCGTAGTGGTTTGTGGAACAGCCGCACGATAGTTTCTTCCTCCGATGCTGACTGTGAAATCTTTATTGTCGGTGTAGTTCACACCTTCGATGATGGCTACCTGGTCATCACGAAGCGGGAATATTTGCTGCACATTGTTGAACTGATTGCTGATGTCGTCCAATATGGTCTGTGTGGACTGCACAGTCAGCGTAGATGATTGTGTATTTACGGTGTAGATGCGTACATCCGCAACACCGTAGTTTGCATCATTGGTAGCACCAGAATTGGGTCGTAGCAGTCGAATTCTGGTGGAACTTGTTCGTGCTACTATGGGTATGTCATAGACAAAACTACGCCAGGTAAAAGCAGTTGCAGCTGCGTAGTTGGGATCATTGCCATCAACAAATCCATATCGAACTGTTTCAGCCGTTACCCAGGTATTGCCTGTGGTATTGTATTGTAGTATTAAACTTTCATCGTATGAATCCGGTGTGCCGCCGCCATTGTTGTTATCACCAGCAATGTAGTAAAAAGAAATATATTTTGCATTAGAAAAATTAAGTTGCTTGCTGGTAAGCCAAACCTGCCCCAGACCTTCAAATCTAAAATGTTCAAACTCAGTAAATCCTCCAAGTGTGCTGATTCCATTACCTGGCGATTGCACTGTAACACTGAGTGCTGAATACCATATGGCACTGCTGCTGAACCAATATTGACCAAACGCTCCAACTGAACTGGTGAGACTGGCTATGCTGGTATCAGATGTCGTGCTGTTGTAATCAAAATACGTAGTGTTTGCTGCAGGAATCCATGACGCGCCACCCCAGGTCAAAACCTGGCCTGTAGTGGGCGTTAATGAGCTTACTGCGTTGCCACGCAGTTTGGTGACGACGGGCGCACTGGTGGCGCCGCCTAGATCACCGCCGAGCTCAACCTTTAATAAATTGAGCTGGCGGAAGTTGTCATCGAGTTCACTGTTGGTAAGCGGCGAGCCCTTGTCGATTCGCAGTGTTATACTGGCCATGCGGCTGCCCCATTATGATTAGGAGATTGTAATGGTCCAGGTGATCTGCAGTGTATCGTCGTTACCCTTGTTAACAGCGTTAAAGGTTGTGCGGCAAAGCATGGTACCACCGGTGGACTGTGTATTACTGCTGTTGAAAATACCAGCCTCGGTAATCGCAGTAGTATTGCTGGTGTTGGTGCGCTGCGGATTGTTGGTACTAAACGTAGCCACATAGGTAACAATGCCGGTGGAGTTGCTGCTGGTGGTAATTGATGCACGGCTATAGGCTGAGATATCGCCGCCGACCACAACCTCGGCAGTCAGGCTGGTATCCGATGTAGCGGCTGCTACGGTGCTGGTACCTATGCCCATGTGCGACATGCAGCTAGTCAAGGTACTGGTGTCACGCGCCGATGCTCCACCGGTGCCCAGCATGCGCACAGCAATGAAAGTTTTACCGGATTGAACAACCAGGTTGGGTATGTAGCGACTTTCTTTGATGTTACCGTCGGGGCCGAAGAGTTTGATATCAACGCTACCACGAAGTTTTTGAGTTTCTTCGTAATTGAACATTTGGTGCTCCTTATTTAAGAAAACGAACGCGATGCGCCAACATAGTCATTTTCCAGGTATTCTATGTCAACGTAGTCTGTCATGCGTAAAGATCCATTACTGACCATGGTATTTATATTTCCAAACGGGTCAAGATCACCGGAATTTTCTGCGAGCCGTTGCTGCGTACCATAGACTCTGCGAAACAGGTCCACGGCGCCGACTTCGTCGCGATCTCGACTGGTGCGGGTAACTGTGACCGACGACTGTAGATACACATTGGGCACGGACTGCACAGCGTCCTGTGTCTTGAGATCCACAGACCCAGCGACGCCCCGCGCCATAAGCAGATCCACATCCTTGGCGACTTCGCTAACTTCCACGTTGCCGCCATAGATTGGAATACTTCCATAGGTTCCATATGGCGTTGGTACTATGTCTCCAGGAGCCTGATACACCTCTACATTGGTTACTCCATAGTTATCAATATTAAAACCACCAAGTGCTGTGCCTCTGAATCTAAATTTTGCGGGTTCGGCAAAGGTCCTGGTGATGCTGGTCTGTACCCAGGAGTTGGCTGAGCCGGTATCATTGCCTGCATGTACCACAGTCCATTGTATCCAGGTGCCATTGGAACTTAGAAAGTCTAATATTAGGTTATCGCTAGCCTCAGTGGCGTCACCGCCGTTGAAGTTAGAACCACGTATTTTTAAAAATCGTATGGTAACAGTATTGGCTGGAAGGCTAATTTTGCTGGTCAGCACACGAGTTACTGTGGTATCAAAACGATAATGTGTGTAAGTGGGAAATCCATTGAATTGGTTTGTGCCTACGCCCGCTGAAGTTATGTACACCCCTATGCCTGTATCCCAAATGAGGCTGTTGTTAATGATGAGAGTTGTGGTAGCAGCATTATATTGATTAATGTAGTCTAAATTTTCAAGACTCTCGGCAAAATATATTCCCACTAGTGAAGATACTGCACTGCCTATGCGTCGTGTACCAACGCCGCCTAACAACACTGGCACAGTTTCACGTTTAATCGTCGTGCTGGAAAATCTTTCGGCATCGGCTGTAACAAGGATGTCGGATTTCTGCAATGCCGGATCTTTTTTCAATATGTCTATGCTGCCCACCAGATCAGTGTCGGCGCTGCTGCGTGTCACAAACACCGAAGAATACTGATTGGTGGTCTGTATGGTCTTGAGCTGTACTGTGCCGGCCACGCCACGCTTGGCGCTGAGCGCAACATCGTAGCGCATGGCCGATGGTTGGTTGGAACCGCGCGGTGTTGCATCTCTGTACAATGTTGTGCCAGCATACATCTCAGTACGTATGATGCTGGTTGTGCTGGTCTCGGTTGTGAATGCTATCAACACACTGGTGCCGGTGGAATATTCACCCGAGAATGCTGCAAACTTTGCGTTTATCTCAGTTCCACTCTTGGCATACCGCACATTGGAATATCTGGAGTATGAGCTGGTCCAGTTTATGGCATCGGCACTAAAATAAAATGTCGGTACAATTTTATCGGCACTAAGACCTTCGCCTTTGCCACCAGCGGATATTACAAATTGCTGCAGACCAGTGTCCCAGACCACACCATGTGTATCGGTGTTGTTGTTACCAGGCAGATTTACGGTGTTCCAGGTTGTTATGCTGGTGCTTCGGTGCACTCTGCCGTTGGCATCCAGAACAACAAACATGCCGTTACCAAAAGCCATCCAGTTCGTACTGTACACTTCTGGTTGTGAAAACGTCAGTGTTTGAACCAGTACGCCAGAGGTGGCAATAGAGGGACTGTTGCCCTGATAGGCATATACATCACCAGTGCCCAACACAAGCAGTGTAGATGGTATGCTGGTGCTGCTGGGTATGCCCGATGCCGAGCCGTAGGGAAAATAATTCGTTCCAGAGTTGTCAACAAGGGTGTTGCCCCGACTCCAGCGTGTACCAGCCTGTGTGGTGGCACCCGAAGAATAAACATGTCGCCAGTTATATTGAGCTGGGCTAGCCTTGGTGGCAGTGACGAAAATTCTTGCCCAGGCAAAAAATGCACCCCGTCCCTGATCCCATACTGGGGCATAGAACCCGGTATCCAAATTTTGACCAGTCCAGCTATCAGTAACAGAACTCCAGGTTGCACCAAAATCCGTAGAAGTTTGTATTGAATACAACGGATGCAGCAGGGCTACACTGGTGACTCGATCCGATGTTTGTTGATGCACAAACACCAGAGAGTTTGTTGTACTAGTGCTAGAATCATAGGTAACAAAATCCTGGGTTGACCAGGTCAGACCACGATCAGTGGATCGATATCCTACGCTGGTATCGTCGGATGCACGCACCAGAACACAGACCTGACTTCCCAGAGTGGCCACGGTACCATAGCTGGTGAGAGCAAATCCTGTGACATACTGTACATTGGAAGTTGTGCCTTCTGTCAGCGGTGCAAGATTGTTAGGCTGATAAAAATCTACTAGTTCGGAAACAATCAATCCCAAGGATTTGGCGAAACTATCTGCAGTATTTACCGTACTGTCAATGGTTTTAACAATGGACAGGCTGTAGAGATCTGCGAGGGTCTGGTCATCGGTTACACCCCGACCTCTTAAGTTAAGTACTGATATTTCATCCAGCACTGTGATGTCTGTGCTGCGCAGCTGTATGGACAAATACTTGGCTATGACATCGCTAATACTAACTTTGTGTGCACGACTCAGCACTGCGCTGTATGTCTGCAGGTGTTGCGGTTTCTCGCAACAACTTGGTGAGATTGAATATTTCATAATCCTGAGACAGGGCCGGATCTGCTATGGCCTTATTCAGAGTTTTAACGCTATTATCCGTAACAATGGATAGTTCGGTAAAGATCTTGATGGTACCAAAAACTCTGCGTATGTTGTCTGCAGGTGTTGCGGTTTCTCGCAACAACTTGGTCATGCTGAATATTTCGTAGTCCTGAGGCAGTGCAAATTCACCGCCACGCAGAGTGAGATTGGCGATGCCGTAGTTATCTAAGCTACTGGTGGCAAGATTCTGGCGTATTCGGAATCTGGTGACATTGGAAACCAGACCCGATGTAGTGGCGGCAAGATTAAAACTAAACGGAGTCCAGCCGCGGCGAGCATTGTTGTTGGCAACAACGCCGCCGGCATGTATGGTTACTGCAGTGGTCCAGCCATTGGTTACGTGAAAATATTCAAGAATTAAATCTTCATTGGTGTCGGGACTTTCTCCGCCGTTGGAACTATTGCCAACAACGTAGAGAAAATCAATTCTAGGATACTTGGTAAAATCTATGGGATCGCTGGTCAGTATTCTGGGTGTGGCACTGGCAAATCTAAAATGACTCCAGGTGGGAAATCCACCACTGGTTCCTAGTCCAGTGCCGGCTGCGCTGATGACAATGCTGGTGCTGCTGTCATAGATGTTGCTGTTGGTGAATACGCCGCTGGACTGCGTCAGCGATCCTATGGCTTCGCTCAGCTGATCACTACGTATGATACGTTTGCCAATGTTCTTGGCTGTGGTATCTGCAGTCGCACTAGAATCTTCCAGTGTTCTGCTAACACTAGCAGTTAGTCGCAGAACATCGTTTATGTTGTTATCATCTGCCAGTGTTTTAGTTGATGCCAGGCTCTTGGCATCCAGTATGTCGCTGCTGTCTTGTATTGTTCTGCCTGTAACTATACTTAACTTGGCAATGTCGGATACAGTGTTATCATCTGCCAGTGTTCTGAACACGCCAAGGATTAGCTGCAGAACATCGTTTATGTTGTTATCATCTGCCAGTGTTTTAGTTGATGCCAGGCTCTTGACATCCAACAAGGATTGATCATCGACCAGCAGTTTTATAACATTCAAGCGTTGAACATCGTTTATGCTTAGTTGTTCTTCGAATCGTATTCCTCGAGCCAGCAGGGTCACCAACACATCTGTGACCGACACAGCATGACTAAACTGCTTGGATACTAAATTTGAAACTACATCTGATATCAATGCAGTATCTTCGAGACTGCGCAGATAGGTTACTGCAGCGCGATATTCATCACCTACGGCAACGTTGAGGGCACGCGACAGTCCATAGTAATAGGTTATACCATCGAACACACCGGCCAGGTCCACGGGTATGATGTCTTCGGCAAAGAACTTGGCCAACAGATTGCGCGCAGCATCAAATACGGTGGTGGCTTCTGATACTGACTTAAAAACATCGAGGCCAACAAACTCACTTAAAATTGCATCATCGAATTTTGTCAATGAAACCGATTGTGCAGCTGCATCGGTTGCGAATACTGTGTGATTTTTATTCAATGCAACCGCAGTATTTTGTGCATCCTGCAGGTCCACGACATCGGTTTTTAACTGCGTTATATCCAGTATTTTGGTATCAACTGCTGCAAGAACATCGATTAGATTCTTTGCATAATACAATACTGCGACTTCTTGTACATTTAAATCATGTTGCAGAGATTTGACTACATCCAATCTAGCAACATCATCTAGCCCAAGAATTTCTTGAAAACTGTAATTTAATGCCATGGCGACGATGTCTGCCATGAACAGCTGATCTGTTAAACCTAGATTTACGTTAAATGTTGTTTGATCTGCGATGCCGACGAGTTCGGACTGCGATTTGTCTAATCTCAGTGTAGTCTGACTCTGCGGTAAGATACTGTGTTGAAAAAATCTTTCCGAAATTTTTATAATTGTGATGATGTCCTGCAGACCCAGTGAATCTGCAGGTTGTTTGTTGAACAATGATCTCAAATTGTCTGCTGTATTCAGTGCATCGTCAACAAATCTACCACGAATAAACAACAGCAGGGCGCTGTCTGTGGGCAACAGATAGTCGGCAAATACCTGCGCACCACTGACGGTGTCGTTGTAGACAATGCGATCAATGACACGGCGTATAACTTCGGCACGTTTTACCAGCGCAGCCGTACCCGTCAACTCAGGTGTGATCTGAGTTTTTCTAATCGTGGTTTTGGTGAATAATTCTGAGCCGCTCTGAAGCTCGGCTAGAGTGACCAGACTTGAACTACTGCGGATTATGCGATTGATTTTTGCCATGTTCGCGTCATCTGGTGACGCGTGGCGTCACGGTTACTATACCCTCAACAGCCCGGGTCTTGGTGCCCGTGGAACTGTTGGTGATCAGTACATCGTAGACATATCTCCCGTATTTTAACGCAGCGCTGGTGGTGCTGGCCATGGTTAAAACCAGTTCACCGTTGCTGGGTATGGGCATGCTGACAGCAAACGCCGCGCTGGACGATGTACTGTCATAACTGCGTCGAACCTGAGCCACGGCACCATAGTTGGTGAGGTTCAGGGGTTCGGTGTTGGTGCTGTATAATTTAATTACGGCTTCAAAATCTGCACCCTGATCTATGGTTAGATTTGTAGTTATGGCCATGGGTTATTTTTCCAGCAGTCGGTACAACAATGTTTTTATGTCGGCAATGTCTGCCTCCATGTTATTTATTCTGGTTTCCATGGTGCCAATGCGTTCCTGTTGTTGATGCCGACTATTTTTTATTTTAAGATATTTTTCATAGCTCTCAGAATCAACGTTGATGACTGCGCCGCTGTACACTTCGCGGCGCAGATCCGCATGATCGGCAATGTGAACTTTTTTATTAAGCATGTGCAATTATTCTCAGATTTCTAAACGATGGGAATCGGGCGCCATTGGTGCTTCGCATCACTATTTTGACCTGGAACGAAGTAAACTCTGGCAGGTCCTTGGCATTACCATCGTCATCAAAATCTGTGATGTTGACTTCGATTTCGCTGAAGATTCCGCGTCGGTCTTCTTTGTTGTAGTTAGGTAAATTGGTGAACTGCGACCAGGGTTGTGTCTCAAATCTTTCAGTGGCCGAACCAACCTTGTAGTATACATCGAAGCTGGCCGCGCTGGGTATGTTGGCATCGATCAGCATTTTAATGCTGGTCGCAGGATTTTCTAGATTGACTCGACGACTAATGTACTTGCTGTTGGCAGATGCCGGACCATAGCTGCGTTCATCGACAAAATCTCGTATCTGATATATGGTGATGGCATCGCCTGGACCACGGTTGGACAAATCTGCGTCCAACACCATTTCAGTAGCAGTATCATTGATGCTAACAACCCGCACACCAGTACTGGTGCTGTTGTTTGCAGCTATGTTGCTACCAGAAACTACAACATACAGGCCTGCAGCAAAATTCTGGAACAGCAATGGTGTAGTGCTGATCAATGAATTGGTTTCGGCATCGAATGCAATTGTGGTATCACCAACAATGGTTTCTTCGTAGTCCACAAACTGTGTAGATCCAGTAAACGCTGTTCCCACTGCCGGCAATGTAGTTGGCAGACGATTGGCTCGTGTTGGATTGTCCAGGCGCCACTGGTGTGTCTGTACACTCAGGGTGCTCAGATCTATGGCAGGGCTTACGGCATCGTTGTCAGTACTCATGGTGAACGTTCCTGCAAAGCTTTCTTTCCAGGTTGTTTCAACCCCGCCGGACTCTACCTGCGCCACCAGACCGCCTTTGGCTCGATAGAATTCATTGACGCCGCTCAGCACAATCTTGGGATCGTCCATGAAGTTTACATTGTTGACGTCCACAGTCTGCAAGGATCTTTCGTAGACCTCACCGGTGACATCGGGCAAAGTGGAGTCATAGGTAAATCCACCGGTCTGGCCAGCTTCAAACCTCAGTGTAGTACCCTGCACTGCCTGAACTTTACCACCAACTGTGACTGTATGATACAGCTGGTTATAGGTAGCTCGAACATCATCACCACCGGTCTGCACCGCAGTAATGCCAGTGATGGCACCCGCACCTAGATTGGCTGGCGTGGTTACCTGCACGACATAACTGTCCTGTGTAATAACATCGTTGGTGCTGATTGTCAATGGTGTATCTGAATCAAGGATGATGTCGTCGGTACTTACAGCAGCACCAAAAATTTCAGTGACTGGTATGCCAAAAATAGCAACTGAAGTATTCAGAGCATACTGACTGGCCCAGTAACGACTAGCCAACCGAACTTTATCTCCGGGTGCATGACCATGATTTATGTGTGTTACACGTATCTTGTTGCTGCCGTGCACCAACATCAATGGTTCATCTCTGATGATTTCGCCAGGCAACACTTTGTTAACCACCTTGACAGTTCCTAGCTCCTGTGTAAATACTGCACGATTCAACCTAAATTTTAAATCTGTGAGCTGATCTTCGCTCCACAGTGTGCCATCCTGTGACTTGAAGAAACTGCCCAGCAGTGCCTGTTTGTTATAGGTTCTGCTGGCGGTAGAAGTGCTGAGATCTACCTGCCCCAGAGTGGCAGTCCATACACGATAGTTTATGCTGTCAGTGCGCACAACCATGGCATAGTTCTTGTTGGGCAACAGATACACAGGATTTTTAAAAGTAAACTTTGTAGGCGTACGTCCCGTAGTGGCATCGACATTGACCTGTTCTGGTAGCAAATGAGTTTCTGATCCCGGTACCATTTCGCCCGATCCGTCGGGTCGTCCTGTGGCATCACATACACGAATTTCTACACTGACTGGCAAGCTCTGTGTTGATGGTTTTTTCTGGAAATACAAATCCACATCAGTAACAAATGCACCGCTGGTGAAATTGTCGGGAATTTTAAAACTTTGTGCAATAGGATCTACAGCTCGTACACTGAAGGATCTTGCGGTTTCATAGCTGCGTGTAACAGTGATCTGTATGCCCTTGGATGTATACGTGGCTTCGGCGATGCTGATGGCATCATCGGGTTCCAGCGTATCGCTGATGCGAATTGTTCTGTCACCACCAAGGAATTTCTTCAGAGCATTGTTGGGCATGTCAAACAATGCCACGATAACACCGTCATTGTCGCTGTATAAATTGCCCTCATCGTCACTGGTCTGCATTTCATCAAGAAACACTTGTTGTGAGATTAACTTGGGATCGTTTTGATCCACGGCGACATAAAAAACATTGGGATAGGTATAACCGCGTCGACCATTGACCAAGGGTCGACTCTTCATGAAGGCGCGGCTCATGCTGCCACGAGCATTTACACAGTACAGTGTAGTGCCTTTCTGATACATGGCCACAGCACTGCCCACATAGGCACTGCCATTGTAATGATACACAGAACGTCCGCGCTCAAAACTTTTACGATAACCGTTGCCAAAAGCTGAATTGGGCAGAGCAAGTTCTTCGGCATCTCGACGCGGTTCTACGGCCTTGAGATAATTTATTTTTACTTTTTCTTGCCATGCGCCCCAATGGCTAGGACCAAATTTACCTGAGCTTCTCCACCCCCAAACAGTTCTTAGTTCTTCTCTGGTGGTCCATTGAAACTCATCTATGCCACGCCATTTGGCCCATTGATTGCGGTCTGCCACGGAAATTGAGAAATCCAAGACCGGCATGCTGTCGAACTTGAAACGCATGGCACCAGTAACATATTCACCCAGGGGCTCCTCGTCCAGGAATACGTAGTGTTTGGTGTTGGGCAGCAATCCCGAAGCGCGCAAAACTATGGTGTTGGCACGCATAAAGGGATAGACATTTTGTTGCACGTTGGTGGAATTAAATCCTGCGTTCTGAGCTACTTGGAAATATGTAACGTTAACACGTCGTCCACGTACTGCAGCATTGAACTGTTCCTGTGTAAACAGATCACGACCACTGTTGACCGCATTTTCATTGGTCACTGTTGTGGTCCAGATGTCGCTGTCGGGTATGAGCTCCAGATTTCCGATGAAATTGGCCTGCAGGAACGGTGCCACCGCAATGGAAGTTGTGGCCATGGTTTGTTGCAGTATGGTGCTGGTGGTGTAGTCCAAGGTTATGGTTTCACCAGTAATTCGATAATTATCCAGGGCTCGAGCTGCTATAATAGGCTCTTGTTCTATACCAGTAATTACTGCACCAGTAAAATTAATCTTCTCCATGAGATCGAAATCACGAATTACAGCCGAAGGATACAGAGTTGGATCTCCAGAATCCTTGGTAAAATCTGTATCCATGTCATCGTCGGAATAATCTTCGCTGAGTTTAAAGCTATCAACAAAGAATCCAGTCTTGTAACGCTCCAGAGTGGGATCAGCGTTGTCGCGAACCTGTAAATTCTTAGTTTTAACTTCCAACAAATTCAACGCACTGATTTCTTCCAAGGAAGTTAGACGTCGATTCATGTCACCAATGTCTCGCATGGTGTAGCGTTGATATTCTTTTTTAACTATGCTGATGTTTTTAGGATCTGGCGGTGTTGTATATGGCTGCAGAGTCAGCTGATACATGGTCAGGCTATCCGTAGATTTTGATATCTCGGGCTCTCGTGGCGCCAATGCCGATGCCGAAGTAACATTATAGAATCTTCCGCGACGATCCAACAATACAGATTCTTTGCGTCGCAGATAATAGGATAGATCGGTTATGAAGTTTGAATCAAATTTTGGCACACTGTTGCCAATCAACAGATTGGTATCAGGATCTATGCGTGAGCGGAAATCCAAAACATCGCTCAGTGGAGTGCCGTTGTACTCTGGCATGTTCTCACGTGGAACCTGCAGTGGGCTATAACTAGCTAAACTAAAGAAATCGCCCAGACCATGTTCAAAGTAATCATACCAAACTTTGACGCTGCCGCTGGGCAATGCCTGGCCAGCATTTATCGTCAAGAACGAAAGACCATAATAATTGTTGGTCTGATTGGCTCTAAACGCATACTTGGTGGTGATGTCCACGGCCGTGGCCTGCACTGCCGGAGTCCAGGATTCTACAAATCCCGTAGCCATCATTATTTTGTTTACACGATACACATCAGAATTGGTGAGAGTCAAAATAGTGCGTGATGCCACTGAGCTGTTTAAAAATTCATCGGCTTGATCATAGATCAAGGTCTTGGATTTTACACCGCCCAGTACATTGCCATTGGCTGCTGCATGCAGCACAGGATAAACAACACGCACCCGATTGCTTTGGAATGGTGAATCTACAGTAAGTACATATTCTGAGGCAGTGGCGCCAACATTGACGGCTATGACCGTGGCCGGTGTGGCCAGACTGTTCACAGTATTTTCTGCTACTATGAAGGCCGAAGGATTGGTGCTGAACAGTTGTTCGCCATTCAATGAACCCGTGGGTCCAGCCAAAGTAATGGTAACTGCGCTTTGATTCAACACACCATCGATTTGTTCGGTCTTGTACACATAGTAACTGTTGTCGCGCAGATCGGTAAGCGCATCAGCGACCTTGAAAACTAAACTATTGTATTCTGTACCAACAAGTTTATTGCTGATTCTCAGCATGGGAAAATCTGCGTTGCTGCCAGTAATGCTGCCATCCATGCTGATGCCATAGGCAACGTTGTTGCTGCTGATGTGGGTAATAAAAATTCGATTATCGTTGATTTTTACCAGATCATTTTCACGCAATTCCTGTGTAAATTTAGCAGTGCTATCGCCAGTGATGCGCAGCGCAGTATGCACTGTCGCAGTACCAGTACTGCCGTTGTAGTCCTGTAACTTGTACAGACCCGACAGACGTCGAGTATTGATGCCCAGAGCAAAACTATCAAATACTTCGCTGGCAAAACTAGCAGCCACACCACTGTACCAGGTACCATATGTAACTCCCAGCAGTGTGCTGGTAGATCCATTGATCAAACTCTGACTGGTCCAGGCTGTAAGATTGGTTGCTGCGCTGGTGGCTGAAAAAGACAACAGTGCACGATTTTCTGTGGAGATGCGCTGTATTGTAGTGGCATTGTTCTGTGTAGCAGTATCCAAATAAATCTGCTGATTGTTTCGTGTTTCAGTCTGCAGTCTTGACGGAGTATTCACAGCATTGCTGGTGCCAATGCCAAACAACGTACCGGCTGTGACTCTGACATAAGCACTGGTGCTAACATCGGATCTGGCAGTTCTTGTAATGGCTGCCGGCGATCCCGCAATGCTGCCAGATTTTACGGGATTACTATCAGTACCGCGCAGCAACACCACCATACCAGACGCTGTAGACAAAGTTCCAACAAGTGATGGGCCTGCTATCGTCAAGCCGTTGTTGTTGACACTGACATCACCCCAACCAATGACCATGTAGGAACTTATGTTGCCGGCCACGCTAGACGTACCACCGGCATTTTGATAGGTCCATTGCTGAGTACGCAGGCCATAGCTGGTGGATGCCGAACTAAAGGTATAGCCATTGATTGGACAGACTGTGGATTCAACAAACTGCGCATAGGGTTGACCAGTAACACCGGCAGCGAGTGCGTTACCAGTCCAGGGAATACCGGTATCTATCGCACAGAAAGCAATGATGCTGCCAATGCTCAGCTGTGAACTAAAATTGCCATAAGCACCCACACCAGAGGTTTTAGCAATATTGTATACATACGATCCGTTGTTGGCACTAAACGGAGCAACCGCTGTTATGGTAAATCCACTCAAAGCGGAACTTGTATAGGTTCCCGCACTGGTACCACCGGACCGCAGCACACCGGTGGTTTCCGTACTGTTTATGGTACCACCATGGAAAGAGCTCCAGCCTGTGGTGGTGTATTGATTGAATACTGGCCCACCAGAAATAGTGGCTGTGGTGTCATTGGCGATCGCAGTTACGATCCAACTGCTGACTGTGTTGCTGCTGGTCTGTATGGTCACAGTTTCACCAATCAGCAACTCCTTGGTAAATGCAGTATTTACGCCGCGCAGAACCATGGTGGCGCTGGCAAAGGCCCAGGCAGTAAATCCTGTGCTGGCATTGTAGGCAAATCCGGTTATTGTATTGTAGCTGGTGTTGGTGCTGGTGTTGTTGTTCCAACTTTGCCAAAGCGCGCTGCGATTACCACCCTGTCCAAAATACAATGTACTGCCTTCTGCGCCATAGCCATTGAGCTGATTATTGGGATCGTTGGCCGAACTAAGATTGGGCAGTACCTGCACTGCACCGCTGAGCTGTACATAGCCGCTGGTGCCACTGGCCGGACCAAAGTAACGCACCAGTCCAGAGTGTTGATATGATTTGTTTAGCAACGTTCCAGCTGGATCAGGAACAATCATCATGTTGGCATCGCGCTCAAAGACCTTGCCTAGGTTCATGCGTATGTTGTCAAAACCTATGCGGAAGGTACCCTGTACTCCGTTGTCTACATACAAGAGTCTTCCAACACCGACCTTGTTACCATAACCCAGGGGCACGGTGTTGTCGCCAATGATGCGATCATAGAATTCCACTTCGGGCCCGGTGCTGACATCCACCATGCCCAGTGTTTCATTGGGATCAAAAAAGGCATAGTTACCGATGTTGGTGGCAATGATGCGATTATTTTCCGTGGCTGTTTCCCGAGACTTGTTGATGTTGAGCGTGGTAGCAGCCAATTTGTCTACTTTGAATCCACGAATATAGGCACGGCCCGGACCAAAAGACAAAACTAACTGACTGCTGTTGCCCAGCGAAGTCACGCTGGTGCCTACGTCATAGTATCCGCGGTTGTTTACCAGCTGATCACGTTTTGAATATCTCCAGCGCACCGATCCATCGACTACGCTCTGTGATTCGTCCACAAGTTGCAGCAGTGCTGGTTCAGTGCCACCGGCGGTGATACCAGACTGAACACAGGTAAAATAGCGCGCAGTAGTACCGCTGTAGGCAACAATGTAGTCGTTGACCAGATATCCAGTGTTGGGCAACCAGGTGCCGCGATCGTTGTTGCGACTTTCACGTACTTCAAAACTAAAATCTTTGACTACATAGTTTCCACTTTCATCATAGGTACGTTCGGCCAGAGCTTCTTCCAAGATGTTGTACTGCGAAGCATTGATGATCTGCTGCAGTACACCAGATTCAATGCGAATCAGTTCAAAGAAATTTTCCCGACTTTCTTCCAGTCCCAGCATCACAAAGTCAGTGTTGATTTTATAGCGATCCGCACCCGGAGCGGCTACGTTGGTTGTTCCTGCAGCATTGTCCAACAGCGTGTTATCGTCTTCATAGGTAACAATTTCTTCGGTGTAGACAATACCAATCTTGGCATTTATTACTGCGGTGCTGGTGACATATTTTTGCACCACCACAACTGTCTTGGGTACTGTGACAAAATAACCGCCGAGATAATACACGCCGGGTTGTTGCGCGGCCACGGCACTGGGTCCAGTAATGTTGTCGCCACCCTGCGCAGTTACACTGTAGCTAATGTTGCCTTTGACATACAGTGTGGCGCCTGCGGTGAATGTTCTGAAATCGTTGCCTGCGGTGTCCTGATACCCCCGTGTATAAACCACAATCAGGGTTATGGGATCGCCAGCGTCTGTGGCAGGTATGGCTTTAATTACCGTGGCTTCGACTGCGGCTTCTTCGTTGACGTTGCTGGTCAAAATTTGATCTTCTAAGAAACCTAGGTCTTCGCCCAGCAGATTGGTGCTGGCCAGCTTGACATAGCTTACCTTGTCGTTGTAGTTGACCTGGCCAGGAATGACCATGCTGCCGTCTTTGAATACGTGATTACCAAATTTGGTGACCTGATTCTGCAGTATGGTTTGCAGCTGGTTGAGCTCACGCGTCTGAACAGCTACACCGGGCTTGAACAGTACCTTGTAGTACTGTTTGTCTTCATCGAAGTCGTCGAAATACGGTGCCTGATTGAAATCCATGTTTTACCTTTGCGTCTTAGAAATTAACGACGATATTTATTTTCTCGTTTTGATTTAAATTACGTGTTACGGGTGCACGATAATCCAGATACAACAACTCACCGCTGTAGTGTTGTAGTTCAGGTGCAATGCTGGTTACGCTGCTGATGGCTTCGCTGTAGCCTGTGCCAGTAATGACCTGACCTGCGCTGAACTGCTTGAGACGCAGTGTAGTGGAGCTATCAATGCGTGCCAATTCAGTGGAACTGATCACACTGGTGTCTGAAGCTATGGGTTGAATAAACTGCAGATTGGTGGTGGTGGAACTCTGAAAAACTGCCAGTACACTGGCACCAGTGGTGTTGCTCAGCACAATGTCGTTGGCCGGTGCCGTTGTAGCTGAGCTGGTCATCACTAGTGTGCGAGCAATGCGCACAGTATCGGCCACACTTACCGTAGTAGTGGTGAAGGCCGCCGACGATGTTTGATACACCACGGGATTTTTTACCAAGCCTACAGTGCGGAAATCCTGATTCACTGGTATGTCGCTGCCCTGATAGCTCTGTGCCGATCCCACAATCATGACGTTGTGTGCGTTGCATTCTGATGCCAGGTTGCTGGCATGTCCGCCAGCGGGTGCAATGATGGCTATGGCACTGGCGTTTGTTGTTATGGTGGTGGCACTGAACACAATCTTGGCCCAGGTGTATCCTTCGCCGGCATTGGTTACGGTGACCTTGGTGATGGCACCTGCGCTGGTGGTGGCAGTAGCAGTTACTCCGGTACCATCGCCATAGACAATCACCGAAGGATTGCTACCATAGCTTCCGCCATTGGTGACCAGTATAACATCTATGCCCAGACGATTGCTCACCGAACTGGTGTTGGTGGGTACTGGTATGTAGTTGGCAGTAACGAAATCTGCGTCACCTGCAGTAATGGTGTACATGAACTTCCAGATATAGCCGTCGGCCGTAGTCTGCGGAGTAAAGCTCGTAGAAGTTGGCGCGTTGGTGCTGACAATGCCTGTAGTATAGGCAGCGTTGCTGCCGTTGTACAAACACTTGTACACCGAACTGTTGCCAGTGTTGTAGACAATCATGTTGCTTTCGCTGAGATTGTACTTACCCGTGGCTGTGCTCTGATTTGGGCCGATGTCGTGGCGATACATGTCATAGCGTGTACCGCTGATCCAGGTGTTTCTCACAGTACAGAGTCGTATATCGCCCGCAGTTACCCGCACAGCAGCCATGGCATCGCGCCAGACGTTGTGCTCGTTTAGATAGTTGTCTGTGGGTGTGGGCGGCGCAGTATCGCTGGTGGTCTGACCGCTCTGTGCTATAAAGTTTGCACTCAGTGCGTTGTCCCAGCTCTGTGGGCGTCCCAGCACCATGTAGATGCTGTCCGTGGCAAATCTAGTGGCGAATCCACTGGCTGCGGCTACGCGAAATTTGCTGGTTACTATGGCCATGTTAAATCCTTGAATTGTACTAGTTTATTTATCGGTTTAAGTCGCGCCTATCACCGTAATATTTAAAAAGTCCAGACTACCTGTATTCCAGGTACTGCTGACGTCGCCGGCGACCTTGACATAGATGGTCATGCTGGTTGCCGAACTGCTGCTCAGCACAGCAGAAAATCTGCTGTAGGTACCAGGACGAGCTATGTTGCTGGGCGTCCAGTTCCATACTGCGGTTCCCGTGGTGTCGCCATGCGCCACTACATTGGTGCTGGTGATGCTGTTGCTGCTGGTCAGATACACAGATTTAGAATACATCAGACTGCGACCCACAGCAATGTCACGATGGTTGCGCTGTATTTCATCGCTGAAATTCGCAATAAACGTGCCGGTGGACGATGCAGTGATGTTGAGTGCATTGTAGGTTTCTGTGCTGACATCAATGTTCAGATCCTTGATCCAGGTCACCAATAATATTACGCTGCTGCCTGTGCTGAGACTGATGCTGGTGTTGAGAATCAGTGTACTGGATCCCAGCGCCAACACCGAAGTAGTATGATATAATTCGCGCACCAGTGCAAAGTCCACATTGGGATCCTGCACCACCAGGGTATCGTCGTTGGTGATGTTGGCACCAAACTTATCAAAACTGGCACCGCCAGGATTGACCAGCTGACGTCCTGTGGCACCCGTACGCACTCGTCGAAACGCTTCGCCGGCGGCTCCGGAAATTGCCGCAGTAACAGCGTTGCCACTGGCCACCAGCACTGTATCCGATGATATGTCAACAATGCTGAATACCTGACCATTGATGGACAAGTAACCAGTACGACGGTCGTCATTGTCATACTCAGTGACTTCTTCGGTGGTGGTGGTGACGGCAGTGGCGCCCGTGGTTGTTACCGACGATGCCAAGAATTTGGTGCCAGTGCCTGTAATGATGATCTGACTGCTGGCTGCAGGGAAACGCGACACCATGCTGGTATCCCAGAAGTTCGATGTAATTGCGCTGCCAGTGACCAGTATGGTGGTGTTGTTTACCACCCGCACCACAGTAAAGCTGCTGTTGCCTATGGTCACAGTAAGACGACTCAGGTCTGTACCGTAGTTGTTGCCCAGATAATCCGTACCGGGCAGCCCCGAGCTAACCCAGGTGGTGTTGGCTGTTAAATTGCTGCCATTGTGAAAACCAGTTATTGTGTAGCCTTCGATGCCGGTTTCACGACGTGCAAAGGTCGCAGTTTTGTCGGTTATGTTGGTGTAGACACCACCGCCGCTCACAGTAATGGTGGTGTCGTTGGCAATGCTGACCACGCTGAATCTACGATCGGCCAGCAGGGTACTGGCCGTGGTTAGTGAAACCACCGGTGGTAGATAGCGCGAACTTGCCTGAGCCAGTGCGCGCAGACTCAGACCAGTATCCGAGGCCACGCTGTTGATGGCAAACACTCGGGTACTGTAGCCGCTGGCCTGCGTAGCCCAGCTTCGATTGCTGGTGCTGCTCCAGGCTGTGGTTACAGTAAGCGTGGTTTCATTGGCAATGTTGTTGATGGTGCGTGTTTCCACCAGGTACACTGGTATGTTGGACAAAGCTACATTGTAGATTCCATAGCTGGTGACCGCGCTGGTAAACCAGTTGTTGATGCTGGCAACATAGGGCACCGACGTCACCGTGGCTACTGGTCGCAGCACCAGATAGGCATCGCCATTGACGGAACGTAGTCTGGGATTTTCTGCAACATAGAAATCCTCCAGCACTGTTGCGCCAGCCTTGGTGGTGCGATTGGGTATGCGCACCACGCTGCCACTGCCTACCTGCAGACGATTGCCAGCAAAATACAGCGCCGTGTTGCTGCTGTTGCTGCCCGTAGCGGTCATGGTTGACGACACGGCCCAGTAGGTCAGCAGATAATTGCTGAGACTGGTGTTGCTGGTGGTGCCGGTGCCGGTGAAACTTTTCTGCCAGATTAGCCAGCTCAGCGATGTATCGGATGCCGTGGTTATTGTAGCAGTTTTGGTGGAAACCACACCACCCGCAGTAAAGCCAGTGCTGCTGCCTCCGGTGAATAAAACCTGTTGACGAGTCCAGCCCAGTGTGCTGGGACTGACACCGTTGGTGGGTGGCTGTGGATCATCGCCGGTCTGATACCAAAGTTCCAGATCCTGACCCGAGGTTGCTTGATTCAATTGACTGTAGTAGGGACTGTTGGTGTTGGGATCGGTGGTGTTGCCTGTGCCTACTAAAAATCTTATGCTAGTGGTATGAGTTCTGCCAAAGGTAGGCACACTCTGCACAAATCTGCTGTGTGTGCTGGCACTGCTGCCATAGGCAAACAACAGCCCCGCAGTCGACGTTGTATTATAGGTATAGTAGGCCCCCTTTGACACATAAGTCCTACTGTAGACATAGTTGGCCGGCCGAGATCCTATGGGTATGCAGGGATTGGGATTGGTGTTGTTGGCCGTGGCATTGTAGCCATCCTGTGGAAATCTGGCCAGCAGACCTGTGCTGGTATCGCAGGCCAGGGATCCAGGCACAAATCCACCCGCAGGATAATTGCTGCTGTTGACGCCTAGTTCTAGGAATGTACTGACACTGCTGGCCGTGGCCACGATAGATGATGTACGCCACTGGGTATGTGCGCGCAGCAACACCAGACCACTGGTGTGTGGTATGGGCGCATCCAGCTGAGAATTTGGCGGAATTTTTGTAAATTGTACTGTGGCAGTTGAACTATCTACAACCGTTGCTGGATTGTGCCAAACCAACGAAGACGGAGCCGAAGTTACTGGTGCTTCGCTCCATTCCCAGCTTGGATTATAACTTGTGCCGGCACTGCTGCCATATATTTTAAAGCTTGGAGTAGGGAAGGTGGTGGGTGTATATGCTGCAAGAGTACCCAGTCGTTTTCTTATCAAACCAGTGCGCAGTATGGTGGGGCTGGCACTGTTTTCTGGAAAACTCATTTCCCATTTCATTGCACCCCGTGGATTATCGGTCTGCACATCTAAATTACCAATACTGAACGTGGTATTGGCTCCGCCATCGGTCTGCACCATATTCGAAGTAACTGGTGCAATAATTGAGGCACCACTGCTGTCGAATACATAGTCAGCATGCTGAGTATACAGGCCACTGTAGCTGGCAGTCCACCCACCGCCGGCGTTGGCCTCACCCCACTGAATTGTACTAACACCGATGCTGCCTAGGTTTGGGTAGGTATTGGCTGTGGTCTGCGCAGGATGTCCAAAATTTATGTTAATATCACCGGGGTAACTTTCTTGAAATTCTAGTTCCCAGATTACCCGCACCAAGGCTCCGCTCTGATGATCGCCTTCAAAACGCACAACAAATGTGCGTTCAGGCGCTGTACCAAAGGTATTATAATATACTGCGCTCACCGATGTAACATTGTAGTAAATAGAGTCGTTATAAGATCCAGCTATGTTGGCATAGTTGCACAGATCCAGATGTGGTATGATGCCATATATGTAACCATTGCGAGTTATGGTCTGCGAACTGTCATAGGCTATCCAGTTTCCAAAAGCCACACGACTGTTGTGTGATACGTAGATTTTACTGTACGACGTACCGCCAAAGTACACGCCCCAGGGCATGGTGATTTCATAGTATCCATTGGTGGTGACGCCGCTGGTGCGAGACTTGGCTGCTCCCAGAGTACCACCGCCCGCCGCACCGGCCGCACCCCGCAGAGTCATGCTAGTATAAAAATAGAGTGTTGGATTGGGGCTTAGAGCACTGCGACTGTAACTACCATTGTAGTGTATGGTGAAATAACGATTGGGTGCAGACCCCTGAGTCCCCCAGTGCACCGATGCCAGATTGTTTAAATAATTTGGATACACACCAACATAGGGTCCGGTAAATGGTCTAAATGTTTGAAAAGTTGATACCGATGAATAGTGCGATGGCGCGCTGGTGTCGCTGGCTATGAATCCACTGGCATGTACATAGAGCGTGTTGGTAGATGTTGTCAAAAGCTGCACAGGAAACGGTGTGGGTATGTCGATGCGCCAGGCACGATCTGTGCCAAACGCTGATTGAGCTGCAGTGTTTACCGACGACGCATTGCTGGTGGTTGCGCTGAAAGACAGGGTGGTGCCAGAAATTGATGTTATTAGACCTGCCTGGCTAGGACTGATTTCATAGAAAGCAGTAGCCAGACCCGGCACTGAACTGACCTGAGTAAACAGACCCTGCAGGGGTTTGATTACAGTCAATGTAGATGTTGACAGCTGACTAATCTCTGAGAACTGAGAATTCACACCCACTACGCTGGTGCTGCCGCTGGTGAAGGTGATGTCACCACTAAGTATGTAATTGTCTAGATACAGCAAAGGTTCGGGCTGCCCTGCCTCCACAATAGGAGCAGTGGTTTCTGTGTTCACCAACAGATCAGATCTGAAGCGTGTTCCAATGCCACTGACGTACAAGAGATAATCTGGTGCCACCGGTGTCTGTGCGACCAAGGTTGCTGTGCCAGTTACGGCCAATTGACGTATGGTGAGCACCGAGGTGTTGTATTCGTAGATGGGATTTAGACCTGCATCCTGACCCGTAACACGTCGCCAGACATTGGTGGGTTCAATCTCTGCGGTAAACAGTGTTGATACACCGGTAAGAGTAATTGTAGAACTAACATCCGCAGTGCTGGCACTGATGGTACCGGTAATGCTGGTCACTGGCATGCTGTAGCTTACAATGTCTCGACTAGTAGTTGTTACGCTGGTGGTTACATTGACGCTCACAGTTCCAGTAATGCTGGTATAGGTTATGGTTTCTTCCAGAACTTCGCCGGCGTCGGTGATGCCCTGCAGAGCAAAGGTAACATTTTCTCCGGCATAGGTATAACTAGCATCATAGACCACAGATTCCGCAGTAACCGTAGCACTGGTGCCGGTTCTACCATTGGCCAGGCGATCCCAGGTAACACCCGGCACCAAATAAAAACTTGTAGACGAAGTAAACAGACGTACTTCGGATTCTATGGCGTTGGACTGTGAAAACTGCGTCACCGAACTCACGGTCATGCTGGTGCTGTTGTCTACAATGAGTTCACCGAACAGATTGCGACCCGAAGGATGCAGTTGTTCCAGCACAGCGTCTTGCCAACGACTCAGATCGATGCGAGTACGCACAACATAGCTAAATTTTTGCCAATAAAAGCTGTCCTGTATGATCTGATCTGCGCTCAGCAGACTGTCATTGCCACGCTGGCGCCCCGGCAAGATCTGCAGAGGCTTGGTGTTTAAGACTGTGATCTGACTGCTGGTGTTTTCTACATGATCATAGTGTATGGCAGTAATGGTTTCTGAGCTATGGAATTCACCAACTACGCTGCGATTCTGCAGACGTATGTCCCAGCCTCCGTAGCTGTTTACAACTTCTTCGACTATGGCAGTAGCGTTGCTGCTAGTGCCGATGATTTCCGCGGACTCCATGAGTCTGGGGTTGCCAGTTACTGCATTGACTCGCAGCGTCTTTTCTACATACCAATCGGCATTGGATGATTTAAACAGTCGATCGCCAGGCAGAGTAATGGCAATTTCGTCATTGAAAAATGCACGGAAAAAATATCGATAACTTTCTTCGCTGCCCTTGCTTACATAGAAATCTCGGAAATGTTTCACCAGTATGCTGCGATCCAGCTCCGAAGTCTGCGGCAAGTCTGGTGCATACATGGCCATGAATTTTGTGGCCAGACTGGTGGCTGTGGTGTCGATGTCCACATCCAGCTGTATGTTCTGGATTATTTCCTGTGGGTTGCCGGTCTGTTCCAACCATTCAAAATATTTGGTAACAAAGATGACAAACAGCGGATAAAATTCCTGTACGTAGTCAGGTACCTGCGTTGGCAGCAGATCCGAAATTCTTTTGTCTAGAGTCATGTATTGATTCCTATGGTGTCAATAACAATACCATTGTCTAGGTTGGCCACAGAGTTTGCACTGGAGTCGTCTAACAACAATACCTCGTTGTAGGTTGGGCGGATATCGTCATCGTCTTCTTGCTGTTCAATGCTAATTCTTACGTTGTTTAGTCCTCCAACATAGCCTACAATTTCCATGTTGGTGATTGAAACTGCTCCGGTGGCATAATTCACTGATCCGATGTTGTCGTAGATCGTGCTGTTGTCTGACATGTTGATTAACTGCAGAGTTCCTACACCAGACTGGCTCGGCGGCATGGTGTTGGGTAAATCGCGGAGCTCCACAGTATATATGACACTTTCCTTGGAGGTTACAAAGCGAGTACTGCGTATGCTGCCTGGAACAATTTTTACTGGATACTGTAACGTACCAGAAAAAGTTACATCATCAAGATTGGCAGTTATGCGTTTCTGCAGACGCTTGATGATGTTGACGCTCAGTAGGCTGTCATCTACATCCATGATCTGTTCATGCAGCTGTGATTCATAGAACACCTTGGTGAACTGACGCAGATTGGCTTCGACAAAACTATTGATTTTATCATTGACCAATGTACTGATCTGTTGTGCACTGCGATTGGTTCCGGCTGTGGTATAACGCAGGGTTACGTCAAATGAAATATAGGTATAGATTGGATCCACAAAGGCATGACGCATGGTCACCAGACTGTGCGGCTGCAGAATATCGCGTATGATGCGCGTCTTTTCGTCGTCGGTCAGCACATAACCAGTCTTGGGGGCAATGCTGACATACACAATGCCGTACTCTGGCGGCACGTTTTTCTCACCGCCCCAGACATTTACGCTGCGCGCTGCCGGCACCTGTCTTAGCACCAAGTTGATGTAGTCCAGATCTGTTACCGCGCGGTTCTGCGATGTAAAAGCTGATATGGCATTGAATCTGATGTCGTCGGCAGTTTCACGATCACTGCCACCCACGGGTTTGCTCACCGTGCTGACGCTGCGGTCTACGGTATTTTCTCCGGCTATGGTGGTGGTGGTCCAATTCAAGGCAATGTTGCCGGCTACATTGCCGGCAGCTCCATCGCTGACAATATAGGAAATACGCACAATGTCGCCAGCATCTAGATTGCGACCAACAACATCGTCACCAAAATAAATTTCATAAAAACCTTCGGTGTTTTCCTGCAGGAAATACACCGTAGATGTGGGTCCAACGCCTACTATGTTGTCCACTGTGCTGTAGCTTTCGCTGTAACTGCTGGTGCCAGAATACTGTACTGCAACCTGGATGGTGCGTGTATCAACACCCTGATTGGGTATAACAAATTTATTGGCCGGCGTGTTGTTGGCACCTATGGTGTAGAAATATTCTAACTGCCGACCCTGATATATCTTGACATTTTCAAAATTATACACACCATCCAAAGGTGTGGCAACATAGGAATCGACATTGTAGAATGTCAGCGTGGTTCCATCCACCACAGTATTGAACAGTTTGTAGCGTTCCAGAGTTACAAAGTTCGGTGTATTGGGTACATTCTGCAGGGTAATGTCTATGAGAGCTTCGGCACTGCGTACGCTGCGCGGAGTATAGCCTAATTGTTTGGCCAGGCTCACCACACTGGCTCGTTTGACCGCAGTGTCAATGAACATTTCATTGCTCACCATGTTGGCCAATATGGCATTATAGTGCGTGTTGTAGGCCAACAGATCCAGCAGCACGCTCAGGTTGCTGGCATCGAAATCATAGTCAGTAAAGGCGCTCTGGGATCTTAAAAATTCTTTAAGATTTGATTTGATGGTATCAAAATCTAGTTCGGTTACTCTGACGTTGGCCATTATCGTACTCGGGTAAATGTTGTTGTAAAGACACCGGGCTGATTGGTGTTGCGTATCTTGTATTCTATTTGTATGAACAACTCATTGGCATCGGTGCTGTATACTGAAACTTCAATCAATTCTACGCGGGGTTCAAACTTGGTTATGGCATCGCGTATGATGCGTTCTGCTATGTTTCTGGTGAAAAAATCATTGGGTTCAAACAACAGATTGTGTATCTGACACCCAAGTTCCGGAGCAAAGGGTCGTTCATAATGCTTGGTGTGAATCAGATTGCGCAGAGCTCCGCGTATGGCATTGTCGTCAGTCTTGTTAGCCACATCGCGACTACGCGGCGTCAATGTAAATGCCGCATCTAGGTCAGAAAAAGTTCGAGATCCTCGTGCCATTTTATTATTTATCCTCCGCAGAACACATTAGGTGAACCTTCTGCCACCGCAGTACAGGCCGTTATGGCGTCGCCGATGCGACCCGCACCCTTGCCGTTGATGAACACCGTGGTAGAACCCACGGCTATGGACGCCTGATGATTAGGACAAACAGCACCGGGAAATAAATGTGGATCATTGTTATCGCCCTGACGACTCCAGGCAATGCCATTGACAAACACCGTGGGCGATCCCTCGGCTCGATGCGGCAATGAACAATGTACAAGATCGGCGTCACCAATTCTAGCAGCAGCTGGCATGTTGTGTCCTGTTATTGTTGACTGCGTTCACGCTGCATGAGTTCCTGAAATCTGGGCATCCAGTTTTCAATTTCCGCATGCTGTTCCGCAGTATGTGGTGGTTCGGGTAAGTATGGTTTAAATTTAATGACATGATCAAATTTTTCAGGTATGTCTTCCCAGCGCTCATAGCTGCGCAGTTCGCCGTTGACCATGAGTACAAATTCCGATTTCATCGACTTAAATCACACAAATAGAGTTTCTGTTTACCGTCAGCTCCGCGTGCAATGTTGTGATCCATGAAGGTTGCTACCTTGGGATAACCGTTACGCCCTTCTACGCCTCGATTGCCACGGGGATTAAAACTGCAGTGTACCCAGCCCTGGAATACACCACCGAAGGTACCATATTCCAACAACAATTGATCATAGGCTACGTTGTCGCGAATCCATAGGGCTGCATCATACAACTGCGGTGCAGCCAGTCCGCCACCAAACTGCATGTCTGCTGCCAGTCCCTCGCCGTGTTGTGCTTCCTTGGGACCAAATCTCAGACAGCTGGTCAAATACATCTGTGGGAAACGACGTTTAATGGGTTCCAAGACATTGACGCACAGACCACGCAGATTGTCCAACAGCTGCGACTTGGTTAAACCGTTGCCCAGAGTTCCTGGTGCACTGGCCCAGAATCTTCTGTTGTCGGTCTTGCTGCTGCTGCCACATTCTGCCAGAGTTAAAAGATTGAAATTGGCACTGAGTTGTATGCTCATCGGTGTTTCGCGATAATTTGCAAACTCTCCGGTTTTATATGGTGCGGGTGGAACAATGATGGGAACCTTGGTATCAGATCGTTTACACCCAGCCTGAGCAATTTCCTTGCCACGATCAACTTGTTCCTGAGTCTTTTTACCAGTCTTTACATCTTCTTCTTGTTTTTGTGGATTTTCGCCAGCATCACCTGAGCTACGTTCTTCTATGGCCTTGTCGCAGGTTGGGCGATCTAAATCAGTCAGCGGATTGTTCGTGGGCACCGCAGTTTCCAAGGTGCCAAGTCCCGTGGCAGTAGCAGCCACGGCTACGCCATCATTGAGATCTATTCTGCTGCCATCCAGCGCCATGCCACCACCAGACTTGATGTTCATGGCCTGTCCGGCCTGCAGATACATGTTGCTGCCAGCCTTGATGTGAACATCGGTGTCAGCCTCCATGTAGATATTTTTGGCATGAGCCTTGAGACTGCCAGCTACGTTGATGTTGGCATCGTTTTTAACATTGATGGTGGTTTTGCCGGCAACTTCGATTTCTAGTACATCGTTGGCTCGTATGCGCGTGGCATTGTCCACTGTGACATCATAGTCGCCCTTGATGTAGACTCGATTGTTGCGAATAAACACCCCGTAGTAATCGCCCTTGACTCGTTGCGCCCAGGTGCCGTTTTGGTCAATTTCTACAAAGGTTCCGGCGCGATGATAGATGTGTAGTCGCTGACGTTCTGGCGTATCATCCATTTCTATGACATGGCCACTTTCACTTTCAATGACATGGTTGTGCGGATATTGTGCACAGTATGCCGAATCTGGTTCATCCCAGCTACCACCATTGGCTTTGTTTATGCCTAGACTGCGGTCTCGATTCTTGGATTCAACTATGGTGCCTTCGGTATCGCCCGTGGCTAGTTTATTGGTGTCGGGTCTGTCAGTATAATCACACTTGGGATACACACTGTTGGGATCTGAAAAAGCCGGTGGGTTGCCCAGACGTGGATCGTTCAGACTTTCTGTGGGCGGTGTGGTCTGTGGATCAGGCTGCGCAGTATTGGGTTTGACATCATTGGGAGGTGTGCCTCCGGGTTGACCCAGCAGTTCAGCTACGCGTACACCACCAGGGCTAGCACCCACGGTATAGTTGGGTGAATAACCATTAACTTTGGCCAGAATTTTTCTTCCCTGTTCATACTTACGCACATCTCCACCGCCCGCCACCATGCTGGTGACCAGCAGGTCGGCATTGGCCTGCGATGTCGGCGGATAACTTACTCCGGTGAGCCGCATGGCTGTACCAGATTGTATGCTGAGTTTCATAAAGGCTGCAGTAGCCTGGGCTGCGTTTTCGGGGTCCAGCAACAGATCAGGATTTTTGACGTATCTTTCATCGCCATAGGCAATCTGACTTAGACGGCTGTATAAACTCTTGCCAGTAAATTGTATGAAGCCACGCCCACGATACTTGAATCCGTCACCAACTGCAAAGTGTTTGAAACCTTCGGGCTTGCTTCGATCTGCACAGGTCAGACCATACATGAGATCAAAAAATCGTATGTCGTCTTTTCTAATCTCGTTTTCCCACTCTTCTGGAGTATGTTTACTTAATCTCAGACCACCAAAAATGACTTTCAGATTAGCATAGTCTGTGCCTCGATAACTGAATTCAGCTATGGTTTTGCCGCCGGCTTCTTTGAGCGCATTGGCAATGACAGCTGCCACGAAATAATGATTGGTTATGCCCTGCTTTTTACAGGCCAAAACTATTTTTTCCAGATTCTCTTGAATCTTTTGATTGGTAGGAGCAGGTTGGGCTGGAACCGCAGTACCCTGATCAGTACGCACAGGATTACCACTGCCGTCGTTAACCACATTGCCACCACCATCACGCAGTACATTGGAACTATTGTTTGCGGTGTTGGTTTCTTGAGTGGCACACCCTGTGGTTTTGTCGGGCAGACCTCCCATGGTGCCCATGATCATGGGCTGTTGTTTGTCTTTACCATCCAGGAAAAAACCTACGACCCAGCTGCCTTCCAAGGGTCCTACAGGTGCGCTGCCCTTGCCGCTGATGCCAGCGCTGTTGATGTTCTGCATGGGTATGGCCCAGGGCAGATCTGCGGTGGGCAGGGTATCCTTGTTATCAATATGATAGCCCAGAATGCGTACACGGCAACGACCTATTTTTTCTGGGTCGTTGCGATCTTCAACCACACCAATCCACCAATAAAATCCGTCACGACCAAAAATATTATCATTCATGTTTTTTCCTTGCGATACGAGTCTTTTACAACTTCCATGATCATCATGTGTTTAATCAATGTTATTTTATGCCGTATGGCAGTCACCAGATAAAATCCACTGAACAACGGATCTTCACCAGTCTTGGCTTTATCGCTCTGATCCTTGGGCTGTGCATCTGGATAGGTTATGTAGACTATGCTGCCAACCTCAGCATCGGTGCGACCTGGTACGGTGATCACCATCTTGAAATTGCCCAGCTCATTCAAAGTACTGATTCTGCGGGGCAGAGTTTTATCTATGATATCATTGGCATTGGTTTCTGCGTCATTGAATAATTTTGCGTGTTTGGGATAAAACTGCGTTAAACTACTAGGGCCGCGTAATGTAGTGCTGTTGAATGGAGCCAGTGCTCCAGACTTGGAAATGTCTTCTAGATGTTTATATTCACCATAGCTGGCAACGTGATCGTAATCAATTATCTCATATTTTTTAGATATAACGTCCAGGGTAACCAGACGATTGGCATAATAACCATTGTTGGTATTTTTAAAGGCATTGAAGGTTTCAACAATCTCTAACTCTTCAATCTTTCTATATTCCTTTTCCACGTCTTTTACATAGTTGCCCTGCTGATCCGCAGAAAGGTTGTTGGGTACGTAGTTATATTCATAGTATATGGACTTATCATTTACTGCCATTTCAATTATGCGTTCAATGTTGGCGAAATAAAATGCCTGGGTTGTTTCATAGAACAAGTATGCCGGCGATTTCAATCCCTGCGGCAAGGATCGACTGGCCAACCAGTTGATGCAGTGTGTGGCATGCCAACCCGGACTGGTAAACGATATTTCATTGTCGGCTTCACCAACAACGATCAATGGCGTAAAATCTTCTTCGTTGCCGCCCACGCGTGGCACTGCCAGCCGCTCTTTGTAGATGTCCTGCACAATCTTGGACACCGGACCCTTGTAGTGGGAGTACACTGGCACCAGCATGTCAATGAACAATTCAATGCTGCAAAAGTGCAGCAGATAACTTTGTGTTCCAGTATCCTTGAGCACCATGCGATCCGTGATGCTGTAGACTTTGAAGGTCTTGTAAATTATCTGTGGCAGGCCAGGTGTGACAATTTTCAATTTAATGTATTCATTGCCAACAATGGGAAACCTGCTGGCAAAATTACCGGCATCGATCAACATGATGTTGCCATACAAACCATTTTTAAACATGTCTTCAAAAATGTTGATTTCTGCTATGAGCTGTCGAATATCAAGCTGCTCGTTGTTGTCTTTGACAATAATAGCTTCTTCAACTTTTACATCACCAGCGGTTTGAACGCCATCCTTATTATCGTTGGCCATTTATACTTCCAGTAAAACTATTGACAAAGGTTGGCAAAAATTGTGGTTTGATAACACTGATGCGCCGTTTGGCTTCATTGATCTCTTCTTCATATTGAAAATAACTTATGGGGTACTTGGTTCCAGCATAGCTGCTATGCACCACATCGCCATCATCGTTGATGTAGTGTTTTGTTTCATCGACATTTTCAATGTCGTATTTACGTCGTATAAAGGTTCTAAGATCGGGATTGCTTAATGGCCAATCAAATCTGGGATCAATTATTTCGTTGGTCAGCAGTATGACCCAATGATAATAACTTTCATTGTAGAATTTATCGGCTACAATTTCCGGTGTTTCTCCATCCAGGATATCATAGTCGTCATAGAAGGTACTGGTTAGTAAATTTTCATCAAAAACTCGTACGCGTCTAAAGATATCGGTCATGGAAAATGTAGTTTTACCACCGTCCAGACTATAGTTTACTGCTGGAAATGATTTAAAATACATATTAATATCCCTTGTTTATGCGTTCTTTGGTCAAAGTTTCCAATTCAACGAATCTAAGTTTCATGTTGACTTCAGCAGGATAACTTGTTATGTTTTTCTTTGGATTTGACCCATCCAATCCTTTGGCTGGTACCAGACTGGCGAACTGCTGACCACCGTAGTCCACTGTCATGTTTTGCAGCACACAGGTGCTGATTCGGTGCACAGTATGGTTCATATCTCCGCTGAAATAATATTCTATGTTGAAGGTGCTGGGATAGATGTAGAACAAACCGCCGCCAGCCAATTCTGGATGCATGTGAAATTTAAATTCTTCGATAATCTCCCAGACATTTCTAGATTCTTGCAAAGATCGAGGAACAAATTTATAATTAAAATCAAAGGTACGAGGGTCCACACTTTTAAATACCTGTTCGCGGAAAGGGTTCATGGCTGTACCGGTACCTATGCTGGCCAGAGCTTTTATATCCAGATCCGTGGCACCTATGGCATTGGTTATGCCGGCGGGAATCTGAGCCACGTTGAGCAACATAGCGCGCATGGCTTCGCCGCCGGCTTCCTTGTAGCCGCTGTCCACTGCTGACGAACCACCGGCTATAAATCCAGCCAGGCTGCCCATGTCCTGTTGTTGATAATTCACACCATAGGATACACTGGGCCGTTCCTGTACTGCCAACATAATGGCAGTGCTGGTACGAAATGTCTTGTCGGGCTCAAAATAATTGGCTGCTACTGCGCCAGCTGTACCTCCAGCAATTAGACCACCCAAGGTGCCAAGAGCACGCACAGAACTGGGAACATTTTTAGCAAACAATCCAGTTAGTTTACTGGTGGCACTGGCACCCATTTTAGCTCCTGCAGCCACAGCACCTACGGTCAATATTCCATTGGTGGCTTCGCCCACACGTTTGGGATCCATGCGTTGTTCAGCGCCGGTCTGAATTTCTACGGTTTTATAGTCTTTTTTAAATTTACTCTTGCCACGAACATTGATGTAGAATACCAAAAAGTGCTGCAGATCCGGGCCAGCGTTTGCGTCTCCGGTTTTTTCTGGATAGACATGTTGTTTAACATTGTATTTAAACAGTTGACCTTCGGGTGTGCGCACCACACCACCCTGGGCATTGAACTCGGTTGCATTGGCTCGGTCAGCACTAAAAATACCATTCTTAGAACCGCCTTGAGCGTTGGTATCAGCCATAAATAGTTTTACTCCGTGTTTTTATATTTCTATGTACACTCGCCAGACCTACAAAGGACGTTATCGCATCATCAATGCCAAGAAGTACATTGGCGATCCCACACAGATTGTTTATCGCAGTCTGTGGGAATTGAAGTTCATGAAATGGTGCGACAACAATTCCGCTGTGCTGGAATGGGGTAGCGAAGAGATCATTATACCTTATTTATCGCCCGTAGACCAAAGAATACACAGATATTTCGTGGATTTCTATGTCAAGATACGCAACCGAGATGGCAATGAACAACGCTATCTCATAGAAATCAAACCAGCCAAGTTTGTGCAGCAGCCCAAAAAGCCAGCGCGCATCACTCCACGTTTCATCGAAGAAGTTCGTACCTGGGGCGTGAATCAAAGCAAGTGGAAGTCGGCTACGGAATACTGCGAGAATCGGGGCTGGCAGTTCATGATACTTACGGAAAACGATTTGAATCTTGATAAATAATATCATGGCAACCTATAATCCCTTCAGAGAACTCACCGTACGCGCCGGCGATGTGCAGCGCAGCGTAAACTGGTATCAGACTCAGGTTAAGAATCTGCGGGGACTGAACAGCAACGTTACTGGCATGATGAGTGGATCTGCAGGCCTGCGCAGTCGTGTATATCCTGGTGGGCTATATCTGTTCATGTACGATGCCAAGCACAAGGACACTCTGCCCTACTGGGATCAGATGCCCTTGGTGTTTCCCTTTAGGTCCATCAAGGGCGGCTTCTATGGACTGAACCTGCACTATCTGCCCTATGGTATTAGATTCAGACTCATGGGCGCCTTGCTGGAAGTTACACATCGTCACAACGATCCACGCATGCGTGCGCAGATCAGCTGGAACATCTTAAATTCAGGATCAAAGTTTCCCGGCGTGGGTGCCTGTGTTAAGCATTACTTAACAGACCATGTCAAGAGTCGTTTCATGGACATACCACATGATCAATGGTTGGCAGCCAGCATGATGCCCATAGAACGATTCCAGGGCGCAGCAACCCAGACTGTCTGGCGAGACAGCAGAAAACACATCTAAGGAAAGAACATGGCATATCAATTAATGCCCAAAGCGCAGTATGGTTTGAGTGACATCATGGCTGAGATATCTGATCGTGGCATGGCTAAGCCCAATCGCTATGAAGTTAATTTTACCGTGCCGGCCTGCGTGCAACAATTCAGTGTAGATGAGTCGCTGAGTCTGAAGACCAGTGGCGGCAGATATCGAACACAGAATTCCATAAGCAGTCGCATCGGCGCCAGACTCAGCGTATTCTGTGAACAGGTGTCGTTGCCGCCCACGCGCATCATCACCACCAGACAACAAATTTTTGGACCACCTAGTTTTCATCCCATAGGCGCAGACTACGGCGGCGACAATCTTAGCATGACCTTTGCGCTAGACAAATGGTATACTGTAAAAGAATTTTTTGACATCTGGGTCGACGGCGTTGTTGTGCGTACTGGACGGTTCACTGGTTGTGTGCATTATCCTGAAAACTACATGTGTCAGGGCCTGACCATTACACAGTTGGATGAAGATGATCGAGCACACTATACCGCAGTGTTTGAGGATGTATTTCCCATAGCCATCAACCCCATTAGTCTGGGCTATGACATGACCAATCAGGTTACTAAAATGTCGGTTACATTGTGCTATCGACGCTGGCGAAGCATGAGCATGACCACCAGCAATCAGCCACCATCAGATACACCGAGAACTCAACAGGTGGCGGGCAGCAGAAATTCGCGCGGTACAGCAAACAACAATCGAATAGATAGTAGTCGACTTAGTTCAAACGCTCGCGCGGCATTGAAAGTATAACACACCAAGGAGAATTGAATGTCTTTACCATTGCTTACAACACCCAAGCATCGAATTGAATTGCCCAGCACTGGCGAACGGATAGAGTTTCGTCCATTTTTAGTCAAAGAACAAAAACTGCTGCTCATGGCCACCAATGGCGGTGCTGATCAGCAAATTTCTGCACTCAACGAAGTTATACACGCCTGTACCTTTGGCAAAGTCAATGCAGAAAAATTACCGGCTTTTGACGCTGAATTTTTGTTCTTAAATATTCGCGCGCACAGCGTAGGAGAAACTGTCAACATAGTTCTGACCTGCAGCTGTGAAGCCAAGCAGGATGCCAAGCTGGATGTGACTTCAGTCAAAGTAGATCGCAAACCAGAACACAGTAAAACCATAGATGTTGACAACAATGTCAGCATTGAGATGCGGTATCCCACGCTGACGGATCTTAGCACCATGCAGGCAGAATCCAACATAGACAGCATCATTAATTTGATTGCCGGCAGCATAGACAGCATCTGGGAAGGCGATGAACGCATTGCTGCCCAGGATTACAGTGTAGCCGAACTCGTAGAATTTGTAGAAAATTTAAACCCAGCTACACTGGACCGTCTAGAAAACTTCTTTGTTACCATGCCCGTGTTGCGACATGACATGGCGTGGGACTGTAAGGAATGCGGAAAACACAATGAAGTCGTCATGGAGGGTATGAACAGTTTTTTCGCCTAGTCCTTTCTCATGAAAGTTTGTTTAGTTACTATCAGACAAACTTCAATTTAATGCAGTATCATAAGTATAGCTTGTCTGAATTGGAAGACATGATGCCGTGGGAAAGGGAGATCTATATTATGTTGTTGGTAAATCACTTAGAAGAAGAAAATCAACGTTTACAACAACAAGGAGGCCGATAATGGCAGCTGGAACTACTAAAGAAGATTGGATGCAGAATAAATGGCGTCCTGCCATGGGCTGGATGTACATGGTCTGTTGCTTGGCAGACTTTGTAATTTTTCCGGTCCTGTTCACCCTAGTACAATTCTGGGAGACCGAAGCAGCCAATGATGCGTTTCGTCAATGGGTGCCCATAACGCTGCAGAATGGAGGCTTCTTCCATATTGCCATGGGCGGTGTGTTGGGTGTGTCGGCCTATGGTCGCACCAAGGAAAAGATTGCTGTAACCGAGACATCGGCCACCAGCAAGGACGATGATGACAACCGAGTATACACACCCAAAGAGTAAACCATGGCCAAGAAATCCGAACCTCTAAGTCTGGAAAGTCTGCTGGAAGCTCAGCAGCGAATGCTTACAGCCAGCAATCTATCCGAGGAACAGCGTAAGCGAGCCGAGGATCAGATTGCCAAGCTCGAAGAGCTGCGCAAAGCTACCACTGAAACTCAGGAAAAGCAGACCGAGGTTGTGGAACAGGTCAAGGTCATGACCAAACCCAAGGGTGATTCTAAAAATGTCACCCTTGGCGACGTGCGTACTGAACTCAAAGAAATGCGCAAGGATCTCAAGACCTTTGCAGGCAAGGATCTCAAGACCTTTGCAGGCAAGGATCCCAATCCATCACGTAAACCCCTGTTACGCCAACGTGACGATGTAATCGATGTCGATGCCAAGGAAGTACCAGAACAAAGTCTGAATGCACAGCGCGAAGAACGTGCCGGCAAACTTAGCAACATCGGCGCCACCTTGGGTGAGAAGGCCGAACTGTACCAAAAGGGTGCAGGCAAAGAAGTCACCATGGCCAAGAACACCGAAGCCTTTGAACGCTTCGTGGCCGAGACCAAGAAGAAAGACGAACTGCTAAAAGATGCCACGGACGATCAAATCAAGTTATTTCAACGTCTGGAAGACACACTGATTAAACTGCGTGACTCTGACGCCAAAGACAGTGCAGAGCTACGCAAAGAGCTGGCCAAGATTGCCGGCGAATTAGAAACCACGGGCGATACTGCAGCCAAGAGCAAAATTGGCGGCGTGCTGGAAAATACACGCAATCGAGCTCGTAGCGGTGCGCGTGGCGATGCTGGTACTCTGGGTGATGCCTGGAGTGCACTCACAGGCAAACAGAAAGTATTAAAAGAAGGCTATGAATTTGATCCGCGCATGGGCGAAAATGCAGTACGCAGAACCAAGGACAATGAATTAGGTAAAGCAGGCAGACTGGCTCAGAAAGGCGAAGTAGTCAGCATGGGTCGCATTGCCGGCGCAGCTAAAATTGCCGGTAACTTTTTCCGTGGCAAGGTTGAAGACTATAATGCTAAAAATGCCAGCAATCTGGGCAGTGACTTTCTGGATCGTACCTTTGGTGGCAATCGACTAGAAGAAGATCGAGCCAGGCTAGGTGCGCGCGCCGAAGCACTGACACAGAGTCGCGGCGGTCAAACTGCTGCATCACCAACGCCAGTACCTGCGGGTCGTGGTCAGCCCATGGCCATGCCCAAGAGCGGCGCCATGAACATCACCGCCACAGTAGTAAATCTACGTGGCCCGTTGAAGTTACCAGCATCCGGAGGACCTGGTTGGTCCGCAGGCAATACCGGCGCTGGTGGTGGCAAAGACTGGCCACCTAAACCCACAGTAACAGCCACTACGCCGGCGCCCATGGCGGCGGCGGCCAAGCCCGAAGAAGAAACCGGGGGCGGACTGGGTTTAGGTGACATAATGCGCGGCGGTGGTAGACTGTTGGGACGTGCCGGCAGCGGAATAATGAGTGCGGGTCGAGGCGCACTAAATCTTGGTCGAGCTGCACTAGGAACAACCGCAGGTGCTACTGTGGCTGCCGGAGCTGCCATGTATGGTGCAAGCCGTCTGGTAGACTATGGCGCAGGAAAACTCGGAGTAGGTAAAGATGAAAAGGGCGAAGATCTGAAGCTTGATACCAAGGCCGATGATTCCAATTGGAATCGCATGTCTTGGTTTGAAAAAGCTCAATCTGGCATGGCTCGTGGCATAGAAAAGGTTGGAGGTTTTGTAGCACCCAACATGGCCAACCAGGCCGCAGCAGATCGCATCAAGAAAGAATCTGAATATTTTGCCAACAAAGACAAACCAACTGTAACGCCAACCACCAACATGGCCGCTCCAATGACCGGCATGGAAGGCGCAGCGCCTGCTCCAATGACCGGCATGCAAGGCGCAGCGCCGAATCGGGGGATGTCGTCGTTGAGTCCCGAAGCACAACGCGCCTTGGCGCCCAGAGCACCAGGTACAGCGCCTGCGCCTGCGCCTAAACCCGTAGCCACGGTTAAACCTGTAGACAAACCCGCTGCCAAGGAAACGGACTACACCAAAGATCCTAGATATCAAAAGCTCTACGAGGAACAGGATGTTGCTCGCAAAGAAAAATATGTAAAGTTATATGGCGAAGACGTCGGTGGCAGAATGGCGGCAGAGCCCATGAATGCCATGGAACAAAGAAATCTAGACATGGCGACCAAAGAACGTTACATGGAAACGTCTAACCAGACAAGCAAAAAAATTGATGGATTGAGCAAAACCAATGCTGTGGCCAAGGAAGCCAACAACAAACCAGTGGTGATCAATCAGCCTGCAGCACCGGCCCCGGCACCCGCTCCGGCGCCGGCCAACAACATGATGGTAAAAAAGGGGACCGAAGTCCCCCTGCAGCAAGATTTGCTACAATCAATCGTCGGCTGCTAACTTGGCAAAGTAGCTTAGACTTTCATCATCCTCATCAAAATCGGCTTCAGCCTTGGGTGCTGGTTTAGCCACAGCGGCAGCTGGTTTAGCAGCTGCACGCGGCATATCTAGATCAGCACTCTCAGCACGCACTGCTGGTGCACCTGCGGCATTCAGTACCTGCTCCAGTTTACGCTTGAGTTCTTCATAGCTCTTGAAATGACGCTCATCCATGAAGTCAGACAGGCTGTGTTCCGCTGACCAGATCTTCTCAATTTCAGCATCATCGTCACTCAGTGCAGCTGCACTGGCGAACTCAGACTTGTCATAGTTACGATAACCCTCGACATTGCGGATCTTGATCTTAAAGTCTGCACCCTTCCAAAAGTCAAAAGGATTCAGCGGCTCTTCATCCTGGAACTGAGGCTGCATTACATCCTTGATTTTATCAAAGATCTTTTTGCCAAACTTGAACAGTTTGACCTTGCCTTCGTTGCTAGGATTAGATGGATCAGACACCACATAGACGTTGCAGACATAGCTCAGACGGCGTTTCTGCTTGCGGGCGATTTCCTTGTTGGCTTCGCTGCCACTGTTCCAAAGCTCATTGTTGAGTTCGCTGACAGGGTCAGGTTTGCCTATGGTGGTCAGGCTATTCTCAATGTACCACTTGCCAGTAGGACCTTGAAAGCCATGATTCCAGATACGTACCCAAGGAAGTTCTTCACCACGGGGAGGAGGTAGGAAACGAACGACAGCATAACCGTTGCCAGCCTTGTCGACTGTGGGTTGCCAGAAGCGATCATCTTCTTTGCGTTCGCCACCTGCGGGTTGACTGATTTTGTCCACTTCCTTCATCAGGGTGTCAAAACCACCGCGGGATTTTCTAAGATCGGATAGACTATTAAATGCCATTTGTATGCTCCTTATTTGCGTTGTATAAACCGAGTATGGTTGGATTCATCATCAATGTTGTCATCAAACACATCATCATCGGCATCCTCATTTACTGGGGATGCGTCATTATATATATGTTTCTTGTATTTTTCAATGGCTTTTTCTAGCCTTGTTGCCGTTTTATTTTTAATACCTTTACGGCTCTCATCTCTGACGTTACGAAAAGTCTTGCCCATGGTCCTTGACTACTCTGACAAAAGGCCAGTGTGAAATGTACTCGTGTATGCGGTTCTGTGCATGACCAATTTTAACACTAAATTCCTGAGTCTTGCGCAACCGTTCATTGAGCTCATTCACTATCATGGCCAGGTTATTAATATCGGCGTCTAATCTTAAAAATGATACTTCAAGTCTTTCTAAACGATCATCCAGAGACAACTCATCCTGGTCTGAATTTTTCTTCATAGATTTTTCTGAAGGCATCGGTGTCAAATTTTAAAAAAGGTCGATATTTACGTATCAGGCGACTGGTTTCAGGCCACATGAATACACGCTGCATGGTCTGATCATAGTCGTTGCAGAAGTTCAACAATACATCCAGTATCACCACAGTCTCTAGACAGATATGATTGCCAAAGTAGGCTCGCAGTATCAGTGGATGCTGACCAGCTGCATAACTAATCAGATCCGCGCCTTCATCGGCCATCAGATTGGTTAGTGTGTCTAGGTCCTGTGTGAATATGTATCTCAGACTTTCTACTCTGCGTTTCCAGCTCTGATACTGACGAGCTGCATCGGCATTGAACACACCGCCCCAGCGATCGCCCGCAGTAAAATTAGCCACCATGAAGTCACAGATCTCGGCATCCTGATATGTCTTGGTTAACTGCAGGAACTGAAAGGATTTGCCCGAGCCAACAAAACTCTTGTGGCTGGCTCGGATTCGTCCTCGTTGTTTGATCACATCATATTCGTCGGTCTGGAAATGTGCACGCAAAGCCAAATACATCTTGTAGGCTTCAAACTCAGTCATGTTCATAGTGGTAGTCGGGCGCTGCGTTTCATAAGGTTGGCTTCTTCGGCTTCAAAACGAATACGTTCTTTGAGTACTGGATTGATCAGGGGAGCCACGGCTTCAATGTCTATGTCTTTTTCAGTGCAGTAATTGATGATGGTATCCATGCTGCTGATACGATCCAGACGACTCTGAGCCAGCACCTGTTGAATTGTTTGGTGATAACAAATTCATTGGTTAGATTTTCGCCCTGTGCATCCACATTTTTATTAACCTTGACTTCGCCATTGGGTCCAGTCAACACCAGACCCAAGGCACTCTGACTCTGAACTCTATCGTTGATGCCACCCATTACGCTGCCCTGGCCTGAGGCACAGTTCCGCTAAAAAGAGGCGAAGTCTGCGGAGGTGGCGGGGGTTGCTGTGGCTGCATCCACTGCGCTGTGGCCATGAGATCGCAGACATACTCATAGGTGCCAACGTGTACTGTGCGAGTCCAGGGTGCCAAGAAAATCTGGCCGCCTAGTTGTCGCCAGCGTTTGCAGAAGGTAAAGTCTTCGCTGGTATAGGCACGCGTGGCTTCATCGATGCTGACATCAAAATAGGCATGAGCTTCGCGCGGAGCATCGGCTCGACGTGTCATGGTGGCTGGATCCATGGTTTCTGAACCGCCGCTGATGATGCGGATATCAGGCATGCGTGCCGCCATCTCAGTAAACACTCGACGGTTAACCAACATCATACCAGTGGCAATGCTTTCTACTTCTACTGGTTCATTGATGTTAAAGGTTAAACTATCACCCACAGGCTTGAAGGTGGATTCGGCAATCACAGCATTGATGGCATGTGGTGGAATGTCAGGACGACTGCTGACAACATGTTTAACAGCATCCCAGTTCATTTTCTTCTTGGCATACTGTCCACCAATGATGTCCTTGTCGGCTTGAATCATGCGAATCACATCATCGGCATCAAAGCCCAGATCGGCATCGATGAACAGTAAATGCGTGGCCTGACTTTTTAAGAAGCCTTCAACCAGGATGTTGCGAGCCTTGGTAATTAAACTTTCATTGGCTGCGACTTCGAACATGGTGGGTATGCCAGCCTGACTTAGCTTGGTCAGCAGATTGATCAGGCTGATCATGTACATGTAGTTGCACTGACCACCGAACATCGGAGTAGCAATAAACACCGATTTCTGTCTGGGCGCTTCGGCCTGTTTGTTGACAAACAGGGGATTGACTTTGCTGGGCGCCTTCACAGGCGGCTTGAGTTTAGTACTCATATTGAATCATTCTCCGTTTCAGTTAAAATAATACAGTTCAACATTCACTGCACTGTTATATATCAGTATAAGGCAAGTTTTACAAGCTGTCAATAGAAAATATGGTTACCAATGCGAGCCTTGGGTTGTTTATTCCAACCAGGCTGTACATAGGTAGCATGGAAGTATTTGGCACCCTGCAGTTCTGGTAGACGCACACCATCCAGCATGACGCGACGAGCTACGCGCAGACTTTCTTCATAGAGATGCGGTGCGCGAATCTTCAAATTGCCTTCACAGACCCAGCTGAACTGACATACAGTCAAACCTTCGTAGTGAGTCTTTTGGTGTACAACACCGCAGACCGATGCAGGAAATTGACCGCTGTTGACTCTGTTCATGGTGACCTGAGCCACGGCAATCTTGCCCTTGATGGGCTCGCTGGCACTTTCAAAATAGATGTTGCGAGCCATGCAGGTAATTTCGCGATTGAGTTTGGCTTCTACCAATTTCTTTTTGGTGCGCTCGGCAGCAATGCGTTGGCTTTGGATTTCCTGGGCCATGCGAGCCTGCGCCTGAGTTTGATACAGTGTATTGATGCCGGCTACAAATACGGAAAATAACGTGGCACTAACTAAAAAACGTCGAACAATGTGTCTGTTCAGCATGAGTTCTCCTTGTTAAGAAGGTACGCCGAAGCGTACCGTTCCCCCAATCAGGCAGATTTTTTGCTTACTTTATCTGAGGGTGTGTTAGAAACAAAACCATTCAAGGACTGTGCCTTGGCAATGACATCGTTTTCTGTGGGGTAGGGCGGAAGTGCTGGGTGTTCAGGTATTTGTTGTCCGTGAAGTTTAGCGGACTCTACCTTGACTTGCCAGTCTTGACTAATTTGATCACGCTTACCATAATACTCTTCGGTAAGCATTTCCTTCGCCATTTTTAGAAGTTCAAGGCGAATCTCGAACGGTGTCAGATTTGACATGGTGGTACCTTTCTGTGTTGTGAGTGATGTGTGCTGGTTTTATACAGGTCCAGCAACTGCTATTATTATATATCTATACTAGAATGTCAATTAGCGATTTGCGATATACATGGTGATTTCAAAGCCAAAACGCATATCTTGAGCTGCGGGTGTGGTCCACTTCATAGTTTTCTCCTAGGTTGTTCAGGCCCAATGCCTGCATAGTATCTATACAGTTTGGGCCTGAATTTACATCATGAAAATCATTAATTATATATCAAAAACTCAGCTGACTTCTAAACATAATGGCTTTTTCGCCATTTACACGACTGCCGGAACTGCCTACTAGTGCGTCAAATTTGGTGTCGACATAGTTAAGCATGAATCGCAGATTGTCGGTGCAGAACCAGGTAATGCCATAGGTCATGGCAGTAGCACGATTCGACTTACCAGTGGCTACGCTGATGTCGCTGGCATCAAACTCGCTCATGCGCACACCAACTTGCCATGCACCTTTACCGCCTTTGTCAATGGGATTGTTTGGTTTGATCCAGCCAAACACACCGTCTTTGTATGCATGTGATTCGCCGGTCAGATTATATAGTGCCTGAACATAATAACCTCGAATTTCTTGATCGCTGCCAGACAAAGGATCATATTTGAAATTGAATTGCTCACCCTGAATTTTAAGGCCATCATATGCAACAGCTGCTTCTAATCCTTGGCGTGTTCTTGTAGTAGCACCACTCAACGCAGTACCAGTAAACCAACCAGACTGCATACGTGATTCTGTTCTGCCACTGGCTGGTGCAACACCGCTCTTGATCTCACCAGTGCTGTATGCTGCACCCAGATGTGCAACATAGGCTTTGCTGCCGGTGAGCTCGGCAATGTTGGTGGTTATACGACCAATGTAGTCAAGTCCATCGAACTCTGCACTCTTGTTTGACTTGCCTCGGCTGACTGCCACTGCATAGGTCAACCCAGGTTTTGGTACGCCGTGCAGCATAAAACCAGTTTCTTTGGCAGGAATAAATTCAGTATCATTTTGACCAATGAGACTGCGTTCCATGAAGTCAAGATTGTTTGAACTAGTCAACTGTTCAAGACTGAACGGCATTTTGAACAAACCAAATTGAAACTGCATCTCTGGATTTGCAGCATAGTTAACCCACATTTCGTCAGCGGTGCTTGACGTAGAACTAAAGCCATCGCTTCCACCGAAATTGGCCAGCAATTGGTACTTAAAGTCTTTGGCAAACTGACCGCGAACACCAAATCTAGCACGGCGAACTTCTGCTAAGTTCTGATACGAATCCGTGGTTTGACCGACACCATAATCTGGTGTGTAGTGTCGATAGTCCATGTGAATTCTACCCGTAAACTGTGCTGTATTGTTCCCATCTTTCGATTTGAGTCCAAGTCCATTTTCTGTGACTGAACCATCGTTTGCTCTTGCTTGTCTATATTTGACTGAATCGCTAACATCTTTGTCGATTCTTTGCTCTGCAAACTTTTTATTTTCTTCTCTATCTTCATAGGCCTTGAGTTTGTCATTATATTCTTGTTGAGTGATTACATTCTTCTCTCTGAGAATATTCAGTGTATCTTTATACTCATCGGCCAACGCTGGGGTTGTTGCTACCATGGCCGCCACAATAGCAAAAATTTTAAATAATTTCATGGCTGTTCCTTATTTCCAGATTGGGTTGTTGTCTGGACCACGGAAGTCTCGTTTCCAATTGTCCTGAACTAGTTTGATGACATCGGCTGGCATATGAACATATTCTAGTTCAGTTGACATTTGACCGCCGTTGCGGTAACTCCAATCAAAGAATTTTAGAACTGCGCGACCGGTTAACGCGTCTGCTTGTTGACGATGCATGAGGATGAAACTTGCACCTGTGGCTGGCCAAGCATCCTTGCCTGTTTGCCATGTGAGTAACAAATACATGCCTGGTGCATTTTTCCAATCTGCATTTGCGGCTGCTGCTTTGAATGTATCATCGCTGGGCTGTACAAAGTTGCCGTCGCGATTTTTCACAGCTGCATAGGGAATCTTATTACGCTTGGCATAGGCATATTCGACGTAACCAAAAGCACCTTTAAGTCTTTGTACTTGAACAGCCACACCTTCGTTGCCTTTACCGCCTACACCAACTGGCCATTTAACTGCTGTGCCTTCACCTACTGTCTTTTGAAAGTCAGCATTGGCTTTGCCCAGAAAGTTTGTCCAGATAAATGTGGTGCCAGAACCATCGGCACGATGAATTACTACAATGGGAATAGCAGGTAAATTGACGCCGGGATTCAAATCAACAATTGCTCGATCATTCCATTTTGTAATTTTTCCAAGATGAATGTTGGCAATTACATCGGGTGTTAATTTGAGTTTACCAGCATCAATGCCATCAAGGTTGAATACTGGAACAACACCACCGATGATGGCTGGGAATTGTACAAGACCTTCTTTGTCCAATTCTTCTTGTTTGAGCGGCATGTCGCTGGCACCAAAGTCAACAGTCCTGGCTTTGATTTGTTTGATACCACCACCTGAACCAATGCTTTGATAGTTTAGGCCAATGCCAGTTTGTGCTTTGTAGGCTTCGGCCCACTTGGCATAGATGGGAAAAGGAAAAGTAGCACCTGCTCCAGTAAATTCAGCAGCTGATGCAACACCGGTGAAGCATAGTAAAGCTATAAGTAGGTTTTTCATTACTGCGCCCTTATAAAGGTACACAACTGTGTACTATAATATTTAGACGCAGGCGTATTACCGTTCAATTACCAGCCAATATATTTATAAAAAATTTGCCGGGTTATTCTGTTACGAGGAAACCCGGCGAAACCCTAAGCCGTGTTTAGGCGGCTAATGCATAACTTTCGTCATTTGCATTTATAGATTTGCTTGATTTACGGTCATCGCCTACCGTGCTGTCCACTCGCCTACTCCTGACCCTGTCGAAACCATGTCTGGCCCATCAGAAGTGTCCTGCTGTTCACAGGTCGGGAATTCCAGTCCTCGGAGTCTTGTTAAACTCCTACATACCACCCTAAACAACACTTCTGGTGGACCAGGCGGGAGTCGAACCCGCGTCCAGAACCCATTTCAGGTTGCTTCATACAGCAATATCTTAAAACTCCAGTGCGGCCAAATATTTATCTCGAACCTGATCGCCCTGATGTTTAAACAAATCGCAGGCACAGTGTGCACAATTCTTGCCCTGCAGTAAAAATTCTCTGACCGTATGCTTGTAGTTCTCTGACATAGAACCTGTGGGCAACAATGGTGTGATGTCCACATTGTTGTCTCGTAGTATCAGCAGGGAATTCAGTACATAGGATAGATTGCTCTCATGTTTCAAATCCATGTACCGCAGAAATTCCTGATATTTTTCAGGATACAAATTGCCCAGGCTGTACAATACAGCATACACAGTACCTAGTTTATGCTTTAGTTCATTGGACTGAAATAGATCTGCCACATCACTGACACGACCATCGGCTGTTATGTCTTTGATGGCCTGCTTGTCCCAGAGAAAATTCCAATTATTTTGCAGCATAAAATCCACGAGCTCACGCAGATCCTGTGGTTTACCATCATGCACAGCATAATGCCGTCTGCCACAGTTGTAGTCCAGTATGTAGTAGTGCTGCTGGTTTTGTTTATCAAATTCTATGCAGTCAAAAACTTCCACCGAGGACTTTTCAAAGGTCAGTGAATTTATTACTATGAGCCCTTCTTTGATGCTGCAGCTACCAATGAAGTCTGGATAGAAGGGTTGATAGAGTTCCTGAAATACTCCGGTTTTTCCAACAAAGCATCGTTTGCTCACCACCGGACCTATGTAGATCAGATTGGAGTCGCACAATACTTCATACTCGGTGAGATCTGGAATTGCAGATCGATCCAGGGTATGCTGCGTATAAGGCACACCCACACCCTTGTAGTAGCAATTCTTGCCTCGATGTACACGACCATCGACATAGGTCAATTCATCGTTGATGCTGTGGCGATCAACTTCCACACCCGCAGCATTATACACAGAAAAATTAAACATGCGTCATTTGTCAGGCTCTATCAATACACAGCGGGCAATCATGTCATGGCGGCCGCGCACTATGATGGTGGCGGCCTCCCAGCATTCCTCGAACCGTTCATAGCTACGCCACTGTGCTTCATGCACAGTACCAGAGATGATGAAGGTTACGATTAATGCGTACATTGCACTATTTATGCGTTGTCTGCGTCAAAGGCATCCAAGGCCTTCTTGAAACGACCCGCATGACTGCGTTCTGCCTTGGCCAGAGTCTCAAACCAATCGGCAATCTCATCAAAACCTTCGTCACGCGCTGTCTTGGCCATGCCAGGATACATGTCGGTGTATTCGTGAGTCTCACCTTCGATGGC